AAGAAGATAAAACATTTAAGAAAAAGTCACAATGGACAGAAGTAGATAATATGACTAGACGCTTAAAATAAGAACAAATACTTAACCAAAACAAATAACCTATGAAAATCTTTAAAAACAATGTAGATTTTATACTAGACAGCCCTTTAATGAAGGACCACGACAACTATGTATTACTAGGGTTCAGTCTTACGGAAGGCATTTATGAATGCTGCGGGACCCCTGTCATAGCATTTGAGATGGGGTTTTTATTCTTTACAATTACCATTACCATCTCTGAATATAAAAAACATTAAAAAATATTTGGCAGTATTAAAAATATTTGTATTTTTGTTCTGCAAATCCGATGAGGTAGTAGAGATACGTTATCGGGTGTGCTTTTAGAAGGCTAATCCCTTTTTGAATCATGCCCATCAAATCTCTACTTTGGTGGGCTTTTTCTTTTCTACCCCCTTCGGTTAGGTTTTAACACGTTTTAACCTAGACCTATACAACGATAGTTCAAATAAAAGTTTGCTGTTCTTTACACTTAACTCGTGTGTTTTTCGTAGCGTCTATGACGCTTAACTTTTTGCACACGTGGAGAAATACATATCAGTACAAAGTGGTAGCCATGTCTTACAGGTTGACAACTGCCGACAAGTAAATTAAAGTTAAAAACTGATGTGCCGTTAGATATGCGGACGTGTAGTAGGGCTATGAATCCATGAGTTGAAATAAAGTGGAGGATTGTTCAGGTAACTTTTTACTTGGATATAGAACCTGATATATACATACACTATGGTCAAAGATAAAAAAGAAAGAACGCTGATATTTATATTTACATTCTTCATACCTTATTTAGTATGGATATGGGGATTAATATACTCAGGCGTGATATACGATATAATAGCAGAATTCAAGAAATTATTTAGGATATTATTTAAATAGTTTGTAGTTTTGCAATAAGTAATAAATGCTACTATAGTTTAGAAAGCCCTTGTACCGATGCCTTGCGGTTGGGTTAGACATAGTTTTCTTGCCAAGTGTGTTATAGTAGCAGCATTTGTTCATACGCATAAAGAAAACAAAGGGGTTTAGGGTTGTACCAGAACAACCTACATAGTCATGTGGCGGAAAAGAGGACTGCACTGATAAAGCAGGATCCTCGTGGTAGACGCTAATCACGGAAACCTGGTGAGGTAGTGAACGCAAGTGAAAGGTATCTGCGGATACCATACAGGTTCGAATCCTGTCCTGACTACAAAATAAATAATATGAAAGAATTAAATATGTCTTTGATTCTATCGAAGATGAATGTTAAAGACAAAGTATATTACTACACCTACTTTGATAGAGGTTTGTACAATAAAGTATTTAGGGTGTACATGAAAAAATATCATAGGAAGAATCACATCATTGACATGATGAAATCTGATGAAGACTTAGGGCTATACAACCTAGCAGAAATTAAATGCAATGATAAAAATATTAAACTACTTTACACAATTTAACCATGAACAATATGAAAACAGCAATGCAAGAGTTGATTGAAGAATTAGAGTCAATTAAAGTTTTTAAATATAAAAACCTAGTAATAAGATTAGTAAAAAATAAACTTGAAAAAGAAAAAGAGCAGATGATTGACTTCTATAATTGGATGAGAAGAAACGATAGTGCTGAAGAATACTTTCATTATTCAGATGAAGATATGCTAACTGATTACCTAAATCAAAACAAATAACCTATGATTATAGTAACATTTTTATTAGGTGTAATATCTGTTATAGGTGCTATATCTATTTATAAACAAACAAAAGATAAGTAATGGAAGGATTCATTATATCATTCATAGTATCCATACCCATATCTATCCTGTGGGTATACTTTATAGACAAAAGCAAAAAAATATTAGAGCAAGATGAAAAAGACAAAGAAACCAATACACAAGTTTAATGGGGGCCTCGGTGCTACCTTATGCCATCATTGTAGAGTTATAATAAATAGAGGTATGACAGATGATATATATTGTGAAGATTGCGCAGACAATAAGGTAACCTACCACAATAGGTACAGAGATAAGATAATCTTTGAACACAATGGAGATGAGGTTACCATGACAGGAGGCAAATGGATGAGGTACTCCTGGGATGATGATGGGAATACAACCATGGTAGACCCATCTGGTGGCCCATATATTAATGTAGGCGATAACCTTAAACACTTTTGGCCGAGGGATGAATACCAAGACCTTATCATAGAATCAATAAAGTTTGATACAAAAAACGAAGACCCAATAGTAACATTTAAAATTAAGTAACATGAAAAACCTTTTGAAATCATTGGCATCATTTCAGTTTCAATGCCCTGCCATTACAAAGTCATCTAACAACCCATTCTTTAAATCAAAGTATGCTCAGTTGGATTCTATTCAGCATCACATCAAGCCGTATTTAGATAAGAACGGGTTAGTGATATCACAGCCAACAACTGTAATAGATGGTACACCTTACGTTCAGACTTATGTATACCACGTAGAGTCAGGAGAAGTTATGTCTTCATACTTCCCTATTATAGTTCAGAAGCAGACAGCGCAAGACTATGGCAGTGCGGTTACATACGCCAAGAGATACAGCCTATCAGGTGTACTTAACTTGATAATCGAAGATGAAGATGATGACGGAGAGAAAGCTATGTCAAGAGACGCTGCGCCTCCTCAAAAAGAATGGTTAACCGATAAGCACAAAGATTGGGCAGCAGTAGTTAAAAGAGCTGAGTCTGGTAGCCTAGAAATCTCCAAGCTGAGACAATTCTACAACATATCAAAGGCTGTCGAAGCGCAGTTGTCACAAATAAAACCATCGTAGTATGGATAAGCAAAAAACACTTATTGCAGTATGCTTGTTTTTGACATGGGCAACAATACACATATCATACAAGTATTCAGAAGCAGAAGATGAGATTCTTTTATTGAAGTCTTCGTTAGATTCTCTGAGAATTAAGAATGATGTTCTAAACTCAGACTTAAATGTAGAGAAGATGATAAACATGAGATACGAGTATGCGGTTGAAATACTTGAAACAATTGATTCTTCAGCAGCATACAAATATAAAATGGCATTAACCGAAAACACAGAATAATATGATAACACTAGAAACACTACAACAAAGGCCTTTAAGCTACTCTTCACTTAAAGAGTTTGCAAAGAGCCCAGCGCATTACATTGCGTACCTTAATGGAGATAAAACTCCTAGTAAAGAAATGATATTTGGCAGCGTACTGCATTGCCTACTATTGAACAAGCAAGACTTTGATTCTCAGTTTGCTGTAATGCCAAACGTAGACAGAAGAACTACGAAGGGTAAGGAAGATTATGAAAAGTTTTTAAGAACATCAGAAGGCAAAGAGATTGTTCAGGAATCTGAACTAGAAGATGCTACTAGGTTAGCTGAAAAGATATTGTCTCAGGATCATTTTGGAAAAATAGTTTCTGATTGCCAATCATTCGAACAAGAGTTCAGGGCGGAAATCAATGGGCTACCTTTCAGAGGATTTATAGATGGTGAAGCTCCTTCGTATGTGCTAGAAGTAAAGACAGCGTCAGACGCAAGTCCTAAAACTATCATCAACAATTTTTACGACAGAGGCTATCACATACAGGCTGCCGTGTACAATATGATAACCAACAAACCAGTCAAGTATCTTATCGTAGAAACCAAATCTCCTTACAATATTATAGTTGCTGACGCGAGTCAGGAGTATATTGATTTAGGTAAAAAGGTGGTATCAGATTTGATAGGAAAGTTTAATAGCTGCATGGAAAATAACCTTTGGGATATGGGATACGAGTTCCATTTAGGAGGAAACTTTGAAATTTCTTTGCCATATTGGGTAAAATAATTTTGTTTTGTAAAAAATATTGTATATTCGCAATACACTATTAGTAAAAAGCCTATGTCGAGCAGATACGACACACTAAGAATCGACTTGAAGTTCCTTCCTATTGAGGATGAGCAAGAACTTGAAGACCTTAAAGACCTTGAGTTTCAGACCAAGAGTCTTGATTGCCAGTTCCTAGATTACCATGTTGGTATGGACGGGTACTTATACTTTGAAGACTTCGAGTATGAGTTAGTATCTAAAGATAATAAAGACGGGCTGTTTTCGGCAGAGATGCGAAAGATTAACCAAGTAACCAAGAAAAGCTATTATAATGGAGATGTTTTATTCTACGGAAAACCTTATGAAGTATTCTATACGTTTATGGCGTATTTCAATGATGGTGAACTAGAATCTGTCGTCCTGATTTCCAAACAATAAAACCATGAACGCGAAGGGCATAACCAAAACAAAACTAACCAAAACCTACCCTCAAATTGCTAAAATCCTAGATGAGATTTATCTGAAAGACAAGTCAAAGAACTATTGGTTTTTTGTAAACTATTCAGGAAGATACATGGATAAAGAGGGGAAGCCAAGAACCGTATCCATGGGGGCTGTTATCGACATCCTCTCTGAATATGGTTTTGACGTAGCAATAACAGCTACCAAGAACCCCAAGAAGAAACTTCTATGGGGAAAGCTTGAAAATATTTAAGTTCTCATACATACAAGCGACAGTCCCCCTGGTGTTTCTACATCGGGGGTTTTTTTACCGAATTTTTTAACCAATAAAGCATATAAAATGTCAGACACAATTTACATTAATGCAGTACGATGCAAGAAAAGTCAGTATGGTACTAAAATCAGTATCAATGTAGACAAGTTCATTGAAGAACTTAATGCTCATAAGAATGAGAGAGGCTACGTTAATATTGAAGTAAAGGAAAGAAAAGCTCCTGACCAATACGGATACAATGCATACGCCGTATTAGACACATGGAAGCCTAATAAGGATGCGGTACAACCTGCAGCACCTAAGTCAGTTGGTAAGACTGATGACCTACCATTCTAAATTATTGAAGTTAAGTTGGAGTAAATAATCTAAATTAAAATTAATTATTAATCACGACTTATTTAATGGGAACTCCGACCTCACTTCAAGAACCTTGTTAGTGTTTAATGGTTAGCACATCTATATGAAAGAGCTAGTTCGAATCTAGCACAAGGTCAAAATCAATATGTATGCAGAGAGTAACTTTATTTAGAAACATCACCACTATACACGAGCCTCACTTTGTCGAATTAGGCCTCGTATTAAAAGGGATAGAGACAGGTAAATACAAAGAGAAGGTTAGCGAAATAAGGGCGTGCAAAGATGAGAATAAGATTAGAGAGTTGAAATCAGCACTACCATGCGTACTTTTTTCAGGAGAATTTAACAAGCCTATCACTAAGGTTAGAGACAACGGAACAGAATACGTTTCGTATAGAGATGACAAATCTCTAACAAAGCATAGCGGATTCGTACCTATTGATATAGATGATATTGATGACGTAAATGAGATGAAGCAGGAGTTAATTAACAACCCTATCATATACGCATTATGGATATCTTCTAGCGGTAAAGGTCTTCACGGATTAGTGAAGATAGGAGACGGAAACAAACACACACAGCATTATAAAGCACTATTAGAAAAGATACCAGGGTTAGACCCAACAGCTAAAAACATAGCTAGGGTCCTGTATGTTTCTTATGATCCTGAGATATACGTTAACACATCATCAAGTGTGTTTTTCGATATCGTACAGGAAGAAGAAATCAAACCATCTTCTGTTAAAATGGGAGACGGATTTACAGACTATAAGAAGATAGATGTAGCGTCAAGAATGATTAGGCTAGCACCTGATGGGCAAAAGCACTACACATTACTTAGGGCAGCTACACTATTGGGAGGATATGTTGCAACCAAGTATATCGAGTATGATATTGCTTACGATATTCTTTCTCATGAAATATCTAAGAAAGAAGTAGACGACATCCAACTAGCCAAGAAAACCATCGAGGACGGATTGCGTCATGGTATGACCAGGCCTATACATGAAGTAGAGTCTGAGTACAGAGAAGTTGTTCGTGAAATAGGAGTCATGGAGGAAGATTTGTCCTTTCTTTCTTCACGCGCTAGAGACGACGACTTCATCTACAAGTTTAGGTCTGGTCTTATACCTATGGGTATGCCTTTTGGATATACCCATCTAGATGAACATTTAAGGCTAAAAGAAGGCGAATTTTACGCCTCCCTAGCACACAGCCACATTGGTAAGACAACCGTTAATTTGTGGCTTATTTTCCTATCTGCTGTACATTACGATTGGAATTGGATGCTGTATACAGGAGAGAACCAATCAGCATCGGTAAAGATGAAACTCATGGAGTTTTTCATAGGTAAGAAGATTACTAATATGAATGACCTAGAGCATGAGGTATCATTAAAGTTTGTCGAAGAGCACTTCTTCATACTTTCTACTGATAACATGTATACATACGGAGAGATACTAGACCATTCTAAAGTGCTTATGAATTATAAGTCATTGAAAGGGCTGTTCATTGACCCGTACAACTCTTTGAAAATGGAGTTGACAGCAGCAAAGAATAAATACATATACGACTACGAGGCATACAGCGAGATGCTAAACTATACCAAGAAGTACAATACTTCTATATTCCTATCAGTACATAGTACAACAAACTCACAAAGGGAAAGAGACAAAGATGGCAATCAAAAGATGCCTCACGCCTCTGATACCGAAGGGGGTGCTGCACTTTACAATAGGGTTGATAACTTTGTGACTTATCATAGGAAAATCAAGGACCAATATGAGTGGATGATTACCGAGATTTCCGTTGATAAGATAAGAAATAAAGAGACTGGAGGCAAGCCGACAACACAAGGGAATCCATGTATTTTAAGAATGAACAATGGAGTTGAATTTGTTGACGAGAATGGAATGCTACCTTTTAATAGAGATTATTTATTATTAAAGCATAAATGTAGATTTTAACATGGGGTATGAGTTTATTGATGAATCAAGAGTTACAATTTTAGCTTATGACTTATCTATTGAAGATATTCAAGAGCGCAGAGCAAAGGCTATTGAGTTTAAGACATTGAAGTTAGCGCAGCAGAAGCTAATCATTGGTCAAAATGTTATTAAAAATGCCATCAGGCAGAAGAAGCGCGTCTACTCAAAGGAATTAGACAAAGAGTTTGCATTAAGAATTAAACCAATAAAAAAATAAAACTATGGCGAAGCAAGTATTTAGTGACCCATCATTACAAGCAGCATTTGAAAAATCAGTAGACCTATACGAAGCATACAGGTCTATTGTTGCTAAAAAAATAGATTGTAGTGACCCTAGGGCTATTGTAGAACACCTATCAGAGATAACATCAATAATGGGAACAGGAGTTACAGCAAAGGCTCAGTTTCAATTCCTTACAGAGAAGTTATCATTCTCTAAACTTATCGTATTAAACAATGACGACAGGTCTGCAACTGAAAAGAAGATGCTTATAGCATACGAGATTGGAGATTGTAGTTATTATAACAATATCATGGAGTTGTTGATAAAAGAGTGTCATTATAAGATAGAAATCTTACGCTCTTCATTGTCATATAGCAAAAGTGAATTAAATTTGATATAATTTTTATGAAAGACAATAAAAACAAAGAAAGACCCGTTTTAGTTTTATTAATAATATATTTATTAGTACTAGGGTTATTACTTGTGCATTCATTATCAGATTTATGACACAAATTAAGAAGGTACAGAAGTATGGATTAAAGTTTGACTCTAGATTAGAGTTATTCTTCTATGAACTATTGAAAAGCGAAAAGATTGACTTTGATTTTCAAGTTCCGTACCTTCTTCATCCAACATTCAAGTATCAAGGAAAGTCCGTTAGGGCCATGACACTGACTGTTGATTTTGATTTAACAGAGAAAGGGAAGTCTGTAATAGTTGACACCAAAGGGTTTCAGAGGAATGACAATAAGTTGAAGTGGAAGCTCTTAAAGTACAGGCTTTATAGTGAATTCGGAGAACAGCCTCATATATTTTTACCAAAAAATCAAAAAGAGTGCAGAGAAGTTGTTGAGTTTATTAAAAAGTTGTAGTTTAGCAAAACCTAACCCATAAATACATGAAAAAAGACATCAGACCTCGCATTACTGAGGCAGAATTTGATATTCTAAAAGATATCAGGTCTCAGCACGAAGCACTATCTGAAGAATGTGAAAAACAAGGTATCCCCGTCCAAGATGTAAAACATTATTGGTTCAAAGGGGAACACTTCTCAATCAATGTAAAGGGCTCTCAAGTAAGTTATAATGACATTAAAGATGTTATTATACAAGAGATGAGAGATTATGCACCTGAGTACATTGAAATTCAGAGAGAACCATTCAAGAAACCAGAAGATGCTCATTTATTAGTAATCGACCCCGCCGATATCCATATCGGTAAACTATGCTCTGCATTTGAAACAAATGACGAGTACAACAACAAGATAGCTGTTGACAGAGTGATGCAAGGAGTATACGGAATACTTGAGAAGGCTTCTGCCTTTAACGTAGACCAAATACTATATGTTATCGGTAACGATATCCTGCATGTTGACACTCCAAAGAGACAGACTACATCAGGAACTCCACAGGATACAGATGGCATGTGGTATGATAACTTTTTGATTGCCAAAAGACTGCACGTTGAAATTATTGAAACACTTAGAGAGGTTTCTAATGTATACGTTCAGTACGACCCATCTAACCACGACTACACAAATGGATTCTTCCTAGCGGATACAATTCAATCTTGGTTCAGTAGAGATAAGAATGTGCAATTCAACTGCTCTATTAACCACAGAAAATATTACAGATACTATAATAACCTTATAGGTACTACACACGGAGACGGAGCAAAAGAAAATGATTTGCCATTACTTATGGCTCATGAATCTGGAAACGATTGGTCTTCTTGTAAACATAAATACTTCTACATTCATCATATCCATCACAAGCGTTCTAAAGATATCATGGGAGTTACTATTGAGGCTTTAAGAAGCCCATCAGGAGCTGACTCTTGGCATCATAGAAACGGATATGTACATGCTCCAAAAGCTGTAGAAGGATTCTTGCATCATAAACTACATGGTCAGATTGCAAGATTCAGTCACATATTTTAATTGGTGTAAATAAATGACAATAAGAAGGGGTCGTCAATCCCCCCAACGACTCCTTCATCGTCAGATATAAAATCATTTATATATGAAGTGTTAAGTAAATCAACAGGATCTCTCTTAGTACACAGATATATCACTTGAAATTGTATATTTGAGTCCGTTTCTTCGATTGGATGCACTGAAATAATCATAACATAATTAATTAATACTATGAAGATAATCAAAATGACCGAGTCTGTTAATGACTCGAAAGACCTAGAGGTTTTAATGGCAGAAAAGAAAAAAGTAGAAGATTATCTTCAGTTATTACAGACCAAGATTAGGTCTATTGTATATAAATATGATGTGGGCAAGGTAGATTATACAAAGAAAGGCTAAGAAGGGTTAGATTTTCCCTTCTTTCCCTTCTTCAACTCTCTATACTTGATAGAGATGTTGATTAACAGGTATGTTATTGACAATAATGAAATTATTAAAGTCAATATCATGTTAATGTTGGATAGATTGAGCATCTGCATAATATTTAAAGTTATTGCCCCTAGCGTACTTGGTATTCCTACCGAATCCGAAATCTTTAAAGGATGCTCCATTAATCTGTTAATTTTTGCAAATATATTACTTCTTAGTTGATTTGCCGTTACGGCCGTTTCTAGCTCTATTAAGTCTTTGATGTTCCATTTTAAGTGAACCTGACTTGGTATGACTCATGTCTTTATTATCTCCATTACCATACGTACCGGCCTTCCTGTTTGCTCTGTTTAGTTCAGCACGATACTTCTTCTGTTTTTCAGAAGAGCTATATTCTTTATCGTACTCTCGCTTTCTCTTTATTGAGCTTGGGCTCCAGTTGAGACGGAGATAGCTCGGATGCTTTCCAGCGTTATTGTTTCTAGGCATATGTTACCAGGTTGTGCGGGTTTATTATCTGTCATTTCTTATATAATTCAAGCTCTGACTTTAGAACTTCTATTTCTTTTTTTTGTCTATTTACTTTTCTATCTGAAATCACTAGAGATACAAAAAGAAATATAATTAATAGTACCATAGTTACAAATATTAATCTTGGAATCATACCAATAAGTTATGATATTCTTTAAAGTGTTTGATTCTGTCAGCTAGACCAATAGTGCCACCATTTACTCTTTTCGTAATCTTAGTTACTATATCGTCTGAAGACCCTTGGTCAGATATTGTATTCAAACCATTCTTAGACCAAAACCATGCAGCAGACAACAAAGGATACTTAGTAGAAACCAAATCAGGATTAGCTAGGATATTATCTTCAACAGTCTTATCAAAAGCTGTGTAGTTATCCTTACCTGTTAATTGAATATAACCTCTCCCTCTGAATTTAAAACCATCTCCACTAGCTTGATTCCCGTTACCCATTCTATTTGCGTAAACGATATTAGCAATCTTCTCAGGCTTGCGTTCAAACTCTTTAGCACTTATTGGAGTAAAATACTTCTTGAAGATATTTGTTAAGCCTTTGGCACTATAGTTTAAGTTTTCTGATACTGCTCTAAAGCCACCTGACTCATGCCCTGTTTGAGCTAAAAAATGAGCCAAACGCAATGGAGTATTAACACCAAATTTTTCAGAAACTAAAGGAATCTGAGCTATAACAGAATCTGGAATGTGTCCTTTTAGTTTATCTAGTTTCATTATTGCTTTTCTTTTAAGTTTTTGTTACCAAATACGGCTTCTACACCTGTAATGCCACACATAGTCATTGCGGTATACATAAGACCGTTAAACACAATAGGTTCAATTACGAAGGTAGCACCAACTACTCCTGTAATTATATCTGCAAGAGCATATAATACCATTAAAACAAATGATACAAACCCTAACACAGCCTTCTGATTTACGTCAGACTTGTCGCTGAACATTCTAAGTAAAAAATCTTTCATATTATTTAATTTTCCAATAAATAGACGCATTTACAAATGGAACTTTATTGATATCCACACCTGCACCTACGCCATAAATTTTATCACACTTCGTCTTTATGAGTAAATTGGTTTGTACGCTATTTACAAAGTTAACCTTATCAAACGAAGTGCCCAAACCCCAGAATATCTGCATCTTAGGTAGCTCCTTAACAATGGTTGTTTCTTTAATTGTACGCTCTTTTACTTTAGCATTATACAATCTGCTTACAATAGCGTTCTTGCTAATTGTATCTGTAATAGCTACATATCCTAAAGAATCATTCAACAATAATGTATCCTTATATACGTTCTTAGCATAGTAGTCCATCAGGATTGCCATTGTATCAATAGGCTTATCTACAGGGATAGCTACATAAATTGTAGTATCGTGGTAGATATCTTCCCCTTTAACTTGTTTTACAGTAACCTTATCAACGTAGGTAGTATCAATATCATGTTTGATTACCTCGTAAGGCTTACCATTAACGTACTTAATTGTCGGAGAGAATGGGTTATGAACGCCATTAAGTTTGAAATATAGGGCAAGACCAACTATCATCAAAAGCCCAACTACTTGTAATATCTTCTTCATATTTTATAATTTAACGCAAATTTACAAATTAAATCTAGAGCCTACTAATAACCCTATCGTCTTACTAGGTCCTCCCATATACTTAAGATTAGCACTTATCCTGAACTTCTTTGTTAAGGCTAAGTCAAAGGTATTCCCAAATATATATGATATCTGCTTATTGACATTTAAGTCCCTGGATCCCATGCCGTAAGACAATGGAGAACCCATTAAAAAGAACTCGGGTATTATCGTAATCCTTTTATTTATCTGCACAGACCTCATGCCAAACAGGGTAACAGAACTCATTGTAAATATCTGTTTACCTGTTTCTGCCGGAAGCCTCATACCTATAACAGCTAGGTTGTATCCTAGAATGTAGGATTTTACCATCGTTACATAGGAATAAGCCCCTATATGCGTGAAACTTCCATCATTATAAGCTGTTGTGTAAGAGTAGGTAGATATACCACATAATTGGTTATCCTTGAACTGCATTTTAGAATACCTGCTAGACAGGGCAAATTGCTTCAAATTTGACCATATAATTGCAGTAGCCCCGTAAGATACGTCTCCTGCTAAAGATGACCTAGAAAGGCCTAAATTGGCCATTAAATTAAAGTCTCCGTTAATTACTTGTACGGAACTTAAATCAGAAGAAAATACAATAGGCGTCATAGCTGCCTTATTGCCTCCCTTTTTCTTTTCTTCTTTCTTCTCCTCCTTTTTATCTTCCTTCTTTTCCTCTTTACTCTCCTCCTTAGACTCCGACTTTGATTCCTCCTTGCTTTCACTTTTAGATGAACTCTCTTCGCTCTTTGATGACCCTCCTTCGCTTTTGGTTGAACTACCCTCACTTTGTGACGAAGATGACGAAGAACTACCCCCACTTTGTGCAGCAGGAGCTGGCGCAGGTGCGGGAGGCGGTGGAGTTGGTGGTGGCACGGCTGCCACACTAGCTGCTACGGCACTAGCAACCGTCTGTGTAGTTACCTGTGTAGTTACTTGCGCAACAGGGCATGGCGCAGCATACTCTGCATAAACCTGGTTTATCCATGCCATCAAAGCCCCACTACGCACATCTGCCGAGGTAAAGTATTTTGATTTACCCATAAACACAATAGTAGTGCCCTGCAACGGGACTACAAATGTGGTTACCTTCTTGGTACATGGGTCTACGAAAGTACTCGTAATTATTTGAGAATACGAGAATATAGGTAGTAATCCTACTAATATGTAAAGTAAAATAAACTTATTTCGTAAAGACATTCTTTTTAACCATTCTACTTAGGATGCGAGCGCACGCAATATCTAACGCTTTTTTAGTTGCTGTTCCTATGGTAGATTGATTAAACTTAACTTCTGATAGATTAGCATCACTCAATAAGCTAGCTTCTCTAGTGGTCTTTGCTTCTCCTAGACCAGATGCTGCAATAATTTCCCCTGTTTCTGCGTTAGTAAATCTAACTTGCAGACCTATACGAGTCACTACTGTCTCCTTTACCCCGTCCTTAACCTTTATTTCCTCGTCCTCAGATATGCTGTAATCATAACACTCTATCTCAACAAAATAGTGAGCTAGTCTAATCTTTCCTCGTCCGTCCAACTTATCTTGAGTGATTCCTGATTGGCTCGCTTGGAACTGCTTAACCATTCTGTTCTTAATCTCTGTCTTGTCTTCTGTAAACGTGAATCTGTTGAGGTTTTCAAGATATTCCAACGTGATATTAGCGACCCCAAGACCGACTCTTTTCTCTTTGAGCTCAGGGTATTGTTCATACATTTCATCTGATATTCCGCATTTAAGGATTTGTATTGGTATAGTAGGTCCGTCATAATCCAAGAACTGACTTATATCAATCTTGGTCTCAAAGCTAGCCTTGTATTGCTCTGTAGAGGTTTTAGCAACCTGTGCTTGTAACAAATTTGTATATAAAAATGTTACAAGGATTAGTATCTTTTTCATATATTAAAAGTTAATACCCAATCCAAAAGTTCCGCTATTGATTACTGGGTCATAATCAGTCTTTATGGTAAAGTTTTTGTAATCGTGCAACGCTCCCACTTTAATTGTGGTAAATCTGTCTAGATACTTAGGGAATGTAATGTACCCTAAATCATCCTTACCTCTCCACTTTGCGTCTTCGCTAATAGTTCCAATCATAAAGTGAACACCTGTTCTTTTGATTCTTTTACCTGCCCCTATATAGAAGCTGTTTCTTTGAATTAAATCACTTACTAATGGAAAATCAACTTGGGTAATGTTTGCAAATGGGAAGAATGTAGAGTTATCTCTTTCAAGGCTTGAGTTGTACTCTGTTACAAGATATGCTTTACCACCTATTGTAAAGAAACCTCCTAACTGCTTATCTGATGTTCTTTGGATACCAAAACTTATTATAGGCTTTTTACCTCTAATAGTATCCCTCTTCCCATCTTTATAAACATATATTCTTGCAGGTTGTCTGTAACCAAAGTCGTTCCAATACCAACTTGGTTGCCAAAACCACCAATTTGCTCCAAATCCAGGAGCTCCCCACATATCCCATCTATTCCATCCCCATCCCCAATTATTCATGAACGGGTCTCCTACAACGATATTTGACCCTGGTTTCATCCTTTCCGGCCTATTGAACTCTCTAGGCGATTCATTCCTCCAACTACTAATATCATTTCTTTGAGGCATTGATTGTTGAAATGATTGAGTGCTTCTTTGTGTTTGCTGTGCGCCACCTCTCCAACCGCTAACTTGTGATAAAGATAGCATTGGGAATAGAAGTAGCATTAAGGTTAGGTTTTTCATTATGCTTTATCTTTTAAAAGTCCACAAATTTGACATTCTAATTCTCCGTCGTTATCTGCGTCTCCCCACTCGTGTTCACATTGTCTGTGTGCGTGAAACTCGAATTCTAGTTTCTCCATTTCTTGGTCATGCTCTTGCTTGTCTACTTCCATAGCTTGTCTATGCTCTTGCTCATCTTTGCTTAGGTCATACTTCTGTTTGTTTTCTACAACAGCTAATTCTCTAGCAGCTTGAGCACCTGCTACAAAAGCATCAGGAATGATTGGGGTAAATGGCTTATTTGTTTCTTTCATGTCGTTTGTGTGAGACATAGAAGTGCCATCTTCTTCATCCATCTTTTGTACAAGCATTTTATCTTTATCTGTGTCACTGAACCAATAATCAATAATCTTTCCATAGCTGCCAATAAAAGCACCTAGCAATAACAATAACAGCTCTTTCCATTCTGCTGCCATTGGAGTTTGAAGTGATATAGCTGAGAATATGCCAATGATGATAAGTAAGAATCCGCCTAATACCATTGCGGTAATAAGCCATCTTCTAGTCATCATTGCAGTTAAAAGTTCTTTAAAACCTGTTGGTTGTTGATTGTTTTCCATACGTTATTTATTACTTGTTGATTGTGTTTAATGATTGACGAAGTCTTTAAGCCAGACTTCCTACTTCTCATTGGTTTCTTTTTTTTCTGTGCGTTAGCCATATATTACCATTTAGGAGCCTCTTCCTTAAACTCGTCGCCTTCTTTTTTCTTTTCCTTTGCAGGTTTAGCGGCAGGTTGGGCTGCAGCTTTTTCTACAACTCTTTCTTTAATAATAGTAGTGCCACCACTAGCTTGTTGAGCCTGTTGGTTGGAGTTTGTGATATTGATTACAGGAGCTGGGGCAGGAGCAGCTTTATCGTCGCTTCCACCACCAAATAATGTTGATCCTAACCAAGCACCACCTGCTGTTACAACTGTAGCCAAAGTACCTACAACGGTTTTTTTTAGACTAGACATTGTGCCTTCTTGTTGTTCTTCTGACATAAAATTTATTTAATAATTATAGGGTATTTAACTTCTTTCCCATCAATATCTATAAAAATAAGGTCATAATCTTTCTTATCCAAATTTGATAGGTCTAATACTTTTATTGTTACATCACTATTGGCTGTAAAGCCCTCTTTTCTAACAGGTTCGTCTGAGCCAAACGGAACTATTTGCAAAGAGTATTTAGCCCCCGCAGTAGTGCTAAATTCAGCCGTAATTACGTTACCCGATTCGCGAATCGACTTGATAGCTGTTGATGTAGATTTAACGCCTAAATCAATCACTTCTGGCATAACTAAATCAATCTTAGTACAAGCCATCATGATAAACGTTACGATACAAACTAAAATAAACTTTCTTTTCATATTAAAAATTTTTATAACCTGTTAGTTTAATTTGAGTTGAGTTTAAGTTAATTCCTAATTGGTTACCCTTATCATCACTAGCGTCCATTATCTGAGAAACTCTGATAGAAGTTACCATGTTAACACCACTTTCTTTTGCAGAGAATTTAAGCTTAAATGGAACGTTTGCTCCTTTGATTGGAAGAGACTTCGTTTGGTCTAAAGAGCCGAACTTAACTCTGCCATTCTTACTATCTGCAAAGATATACCAAGAATTAGGAACATTAGCAACTAACTCCTCAAATTTTAATTTAGATTCATCAAAAACAAACTCAAATTGAAGTCCGCTCATATTAGCCCCATTTGTATTGATAGCCACAGGCACTTCAATGCTGTTAGATGTGATTGTCATATTAGATAATGTAACATCTATAGCAGACACATTGTTTGGAGTATTAATGAATCCATTTGTAGAATTAACCTGAACAACAGGAGCGCCATTTTCAGCCAAGATAACTCTAGACGAATGAGACCTGTTTACATCTCCCCATAATAGATATTTTAAATCTAAGAACTGATTTGTGCCCAATGCCCCTGTTCTAAATATTGTTCTAGGCATTGTGATGTTTTTCCAATTTGACGCTGTAACAGACCCCCAAGAATTGCTAGGATTAACATTGAATTGGAATTCAGCTTGTAAGGCATAGTCGGTATTAGCGTTATTCATGTTCCTGATATTACCCAAGAATACCGAGCTGCCATCGCTTACTTTTTGCATGTTAGAAGGCACTTTAAATGAAGCCCAAGCCGCATCTTCGCTAACGTATTCCACAGGACCAGAATAGATATCAAATATCTGTAAACTCTTTATCTGATTAGGAGTAATACCTGTGCCGGCAAACTCTCTCATATCCACAACCACTTTAGCAACTCCTTGACCATATCCGTTTGGAGTAATTATACACCATTCTGTAGCTCCTGCCATGGTTGTACCATCATTGGCCATCCACGTAGGAATACTCATGTATCCGCCACTTCCAATCGTATATTGACTAGGCAATGCAACTAGCGTATCTAGTCCTGCAATTTGAGCAAGCAATCTAGGCAAATCTCCTCCGTCAATCTTTTGGTTTCTGTTAATGTCGGCAGCATATAATGATTGCCCTGTCTTTAAGTTTTTACCATTAGAACCATCTAGGCCCATGCTAGTAAATTCACTTTGAGCTGTTGTGAAATCGGATATTGTAATGGCGTTATTGTATATGCTATATAGCTTATCCATTTCATACATAACTGTAACGTCGTATACCTTATTAGCAGCCAATAAAGATTGATTAATGTCTACGTCTCCTGAAGATGTAACATTAAATAATTGCCCCTGATTTGTAAGCGTATCCCTAAAAGAAACTCTTATAGAAGACAAGCTTTGTAATGCAGAGCTTAAATCTACTTTAGCTGTAACAAACTTCCCAAAGTTTTGGTTCATTAAAACAGATGTCAATAATGGCGTTTCCATAATAGTAGGAGTTTCTACTCCTGATCCATTCCAACCTGCAACAAAGTTTAACTTTATTGGGTTAAATGTGTAAGCTGTACTTGATGCTCTTAATCTAAACTTAATAACAATCAGCCTGTCGTATCCAGTGTATGGCATACCTGACGTAGTAGCCCATGTTAAAGTGGTTCTAAGGATAGCATTGTCTCCATTAGCACCATTAAATGTATAGTTTTGATTTTGGTAGTTTGTAGTACCATTAGAAGTGCTATTTTGCGTGTTAGAATTCCACGTATAGTTCGGGTAATTAGTCCAAGATAATTGGATATTAGAACCCTGTGGTAAAACACCTCCATTCCCACCTGTGCCTGTGTGATTGACTGATACTATCTCAAAGTTCTTATGGTCATACATAAGGTCAAATAATAGCTGTCTAGTTGTATTATTGCCATTACCATTTGCCTGAATGATATAATCAAACTCTGAGCCTCTATTTAGGGAAACTCCACCTACTGAAGATAATGCTCTAAACTTAATTTGAGCATCAGAAGATGTCACAAATATTTGAAAAATTGTGACAAGAAATAATAATTTTTTAATCATAGCAGTTTGTTAACCAATGAATTACACGACTTTTTAATTGCTGTGCTTAGATTCTGTTGGTTAAACTTGCCATCGTTGCTAATGATGAGTGTTGAGGTTGATACTTCTGTTGCTTGTTCTTCTACGATATACTCTTTAGATTTTTTACCATCTCTTACAATATATCCTTTCATTCTTATCACAACAGCATTATCATCCTTATGGAATATGGATAAGTTACTCTTCGTGGTTAACACATCCATATAAATAAGTTCTGCAAATATCTGATTTTTTGAGCTAGGAGACAAACTATACCCGCTCTCCTGCAAATACTCTTCTAGTATATTCTTTACGCCAAACTCTAGCTTTCTATTGCCGGCTAGGGGGCCTAGTTTTATCGAGTTCTTTACTTCCGCAACAACAATATCTTGTGAATACGCAAGTATGAAAAATAAGAAAGCCCCCAATGTTAGGAGGCTTTTCTTATATGACGTAAATAGTAACATATTAAATTTCTACAACTTGCGCTACTTCATCTTCGTCTTCTTCTTTAAGTTCAGGGAACTCAAGGCCTTCAACGAAGCCCTCTAAGAATGCATAGATTTCAATGCCTTCTGTAGAGAATGTAAACTGATAGAATTCAAATTCTTCTTCTAATAATGCCTTAACTTTCTTGTTAAGCTCTTTTAGCTTTTCTTTTGTGTACTTATAACCTCCATTTTCGTCTAATAATAAAGAACCATCTTTATCTGTATTAGCGCAATCTAAACGAAGGTCATCTAACTTCTCATTATAAGTATCCAAATGAGACTTTAGCTTTTCACCAATTTTTTGTAATTTTTTAACACCTTTTGTGTTTGCGTCAGCATGCTCTTTATTATTTACAAGAACATTTACTGCTCGAACTACATTAAGTAGGTCTTGGTAGGTTTTTTTAACTTTTGCCATGTTTTTAGGTTTGTCGTACAAATATATATTAACTCGTACTTATAAGCAAATATTTTGCCAATAATTAAAACCTGCCATCTGGGCAAGCTTTTTCCTTTGGGCTAAACACTTTACCCTTTAAAAGACAGCCGCACATGCCACATCTATCGGCAAGCAATTCTTTTTTGATATGCTCGCAAGAGTGACATATGCTGAGTCTATTGGCAGCTAATTCACGCTGCTCATCTGTAGGGTTGAATGAAATAGCCCAAGATTTAATAATCTCTTCTATTTGATTCATGGTAATGGTATGAAAATTAAGGAGTTACTGGTGCTTCTGGAGTCTGGTCTTCTGACTTAACTAAGCCTAATTGGCTAAGAACGTCAGCTTCTACTGCTGCCCAATTAACACCTGTTGCTGTAATACCTTCAGTAACAGTAAGTGATTTGCTAGCAAAGTTAGTTGCGTTAGACATCATGTTTGCCCATACGCTTACTTGTGTTCCAAATAATTCGCAGCTTCCATTAATGGTAACTTTGGTAACTGTACCGATTGCTGAACCATTGATTTCAATACTTGCTGGTTCTACGTAGATTGTTTTCATTTTTGTTATTTATTTTAGTTTACAAATATACTTATTATATCCTATTGATACTTTATCTTTAAAATATACGAACAGCAAAACAGACAATAGGGCTGTTATTAATAAGCTGTTATCGGTGTTAGAAAAGTTCTGAACTGGTCTTACGACAAATTCTACATTGTTTAGGTTAATTGCTGAGTCTACGATTGTTTCCATTTTTTAGGGTTTAAATTGTATTTATAATAATGATTTTACATTGTTTAAGAAGGCGGTGAAAGTAGCCTCGTCTATTTCTGTATACCCGTCTGCTTCTGCACGAGCCATTACAGCATCGTAAAATCTGTCGTCGGTGTTTAGTATTATTCGCTTTTGAGTGCTAGATTTAAAAACTTCGCAAATAGTAAATGTTTCTGCATCTGATTTGATGTAAAGGTTTTCTCCTTTGTTGTAATATTTCATAAGGGTTTATTTATATATTATTAAGTATAACATTCTCCGCAGTCGGTATAAGCATAACCAGTGTACGTACCACAGCTGCCATTTGCATAAATATAGTATACATCACAGCCTTGACACTCCGCTCCAATTATTGTTCCATAAGGGTCACAACATCCGCAAGCTGCTTGGTCATATCCTATATACTGATTGTAAGTTCCACAAGACCCGTCTGCATACACGCCGTATAGGTCGCAACCGCTACAATATGTACTAATAAGCGTATTGCCTGCTAGACAAGTAGTAACAATAAATTCACTATACGGCATCCACCTGCTCTCACAAAAACAATAATACCTAACTCTTACGTAATAAGTTGTATTTGGTGTCAGATTGAAAATGTAGTTAATACTATTACAAGTACCATTTATTGTTGTATAACTAGCTCCTGCGTTTGAACTATAACCAATCTCTACACTATTACAGCAAATATGACCAAAATAATTAAAAGATATCTGGACAGCAGTGCGGTTAACGCTAGTAGGAGAAACCGTGTTACATTGACTAGATGCATTATGGTTATAACTATACCACTCACTCATACTAGCTGGATTGCTTGAAGAAGGTCTACTTGCAGAGTTTTGGTTAATAGCTGCGTAGCTACCATCCTCAGCTGCGTCTAAACTAATAGCAGCAGTACTAGATCTCCCTAGCTCTGTATTAATCTGGGACATTGATATTGTTCCACTACTTGGTAACGGCATCTAGCTTTGATTTAAGGTCTTCAATCTGTTGTTGCTGTTCTTTGATAGCTTCGATAAGAAGTGGAACTATCTTTTCGTATTTAACTGTTAAGAAGTTCTCTCCAGATTTAGATACACCCATGTTGTTATCGAATGGAGCTAGTTTTACAGCTTCAGGCAATACGGCTTGCACATCTTGTGCAAACACACCTGCTTCTCTTTCACTAGATGGAGACCATCCATATTGATTACCTAAACTATTCCAGTTATAAGTCATACCTGTAAGCTGCTTTACTTTACCTATAGCGTTATCTATAACCTTAACGTTTTCTTTAAGTCTACGGTCAGATGCGTAAGCTATGATATCATAGTATCCACGGAAATTATTATCACCATCATTAAAACTACCAACTTGCCCACTTGCTATGTTATGAAACCTAGTACCACCATATGCTTGATGAGAGCGAATTTCAATACCAGTATAGAAATGTATTGCTAACGGTTTAGTCCAAGCACCAGAATCTTTACCTATATAATAGTCTCTATTACCAGGGTTATGGAATTCTAAGCCTCTAAAATCAGATGTAGCAACCGATTCATTATTATTTGTATATCCAATATTGATTGTATTCCCGGTATTTAAATTATTTACATTAAGCGTATTTAGTTTAGATGTACCATTTGTAGCAAGATAATAATCATTATTACCATTCATGTAAAGAGCACCACCAATGGTTTTCCTGAAGTCCCATCCTGCCCATACTCCATTCAAAAATCCGTAGCTATTTGCTCCATCTCCGTATAGTTGATAACAAAACTGACCGCCATTCCCTCTGCCATATATACCATTATCTGCTGCACCACCGCTTAATATTTGAAGGTTTCTGTTATTATTTGTTTGGATATAAACCCCTCCATTCATGTAAATAGATCCTACATAGTCCACAGAATTCCCTAGCATGTTTACACTTTTGCCATTGTAAATCTTTACGTATGATGTGTCTGTCATGTGCCAACCACCACCATATGTTTCAAAGTATAAACCAGAAGTACCTGATACTCTTAACCAACCACCATCTGCATATATATCACCCCTAGCATGAATAAGATATGATGCAGAATTTGAATTTCCAAAGTTCCAGTTACCGCTACTATTTACGAATGCTGAAATAGATGAAGTGTTCCCTCTACCAAAATATATTTCTGATCCATCATAAAAGTTAAAATATATACCAAGACCACTTGCCGCATCTAGGTGAAGATTTCCGTTTGTTGTTGATACGGAAGCAACATCTGCATTATCTATGTATCCTTGTCTACCATCTCCACCAACTAATAAATACTTACCCCATGTTGGATTTGGACCATGTAATGCACCACCTCTAACTCTTATAGCTGATTGTGATGTTGAGTTAAAGTCTGCATAGTATCCTGTATCATTAGAGTCGTAAAAAATAGGAGCTCTCATGTCATCTCTAGCTCTAATTGAACCAGATACTGCCGCCAAGAATGCACCGTTCTCCATTACAAGAAGACCATGAGTATTAAGATTTCCTGCTACACCGCCAGCATTAGGATGAGACCATGCTAGACCATAAAGAGAACCAGTAGATGTACCATCAACGGGTAACTTATAAGCATCACCCATCGCAAAAATAGCTTGATATCTTGTAGAAGCGTATAGCCCAACCATACCATAACCAAAGTTTCCATCAAAATACATCTGACCTTGACCAGAAGTAGTTGCATTGTTGCGGTATGTAGTTCCATATAACCACTGTGTACCTTGTGAATAAATACCAGCTGGATGATGAGTAGCTTCCCCTGTACCTCCAACATTTCCAGAACCTCTATACGAAACAGCATATATTGTGTCACTACTTGGATTTACATAAACACTTCCTGTTCCATATACACTATTCCCGCTACCCCATAATAATTGGTAGTTTGCGTTTGAGTTATCATTATAATTAATAGTTACTTGAGAAGAAGTTGATGCAGAACTGGCTGAGCCAGCACTATCGGCATAAGATACTCTTACAGCTGAAGGTGTTGCAGGGCTTACTTGAAGAAGCCATCTACTTCCGTCATATGTCATAAACATATAATACGGAGCAGAACCACCATAAGTATAAGGAGCATCTGAAGCGTATAGTCTTGTAGAATTTAATGAGTATGTTGCATTTCCTGTTACATTAATACCCCATGTACCACTAGCACCAGATCCTGTTAAAGATGGTGCGTATGATGTATAGTTAGAACTATCTAATACAACTCTCCATGCTTGCCATGTACCAGATTGTTTACCTCTTATTGCTATTTGACCTGACCTAAAGTCACCATAAATCTGATGTATCCAGTTTACGTTATAAGCAGAAGAATATAATCCACCATCAGTTTGGCCAAATAAATTCACACTGGTATTATATCCTAGTTGATTTTGTGTTACTGAATCAGGATTTATTGGTGAACTAATACTATTCAAAGTAAGTCCTGATACAGAACCAGAACTATTAGCGTAGTTTACAGATTGAGAACCAATATTGCTAGATGTAATTAATCCTAGCTGACTTATAAAGTGAGCAGGTGTAGATTTTCTTAAGTAGTTATCTCCTGTACTTTGAGTCCATATCTGACCAATGGTCGGATTCTCAGAATTACCTAAAGAAGCATTAAAATATGTTCCCAAAATATAATTACCACTAACGTTCCCTGACATAGTCAGATTACCTGATTGGTCCATTATAAATACCTGAGTACCACCAGCATTTCTTATTTGGAAGTTAGTTTGAGAAACTATATTATAACTACCTGCACCTGTGTCTCCGCTTGTATTAAATGATATTACAGCAGTTGAACCTGGAAGCCTAACGTTTTCATTGTAGTTTCCTCCAGGACCTTGAGCTATTAATAATCCTGTTGTTAACTTACCACTAAACGTAGAAGCACCTGTTGATGATATTATAAAACGTTCAGTGTTAAGTGTTTTAAACACCATATCATTGCTAATAGCACCTAGTCTTGGAGCGTTAGCCCAAGTTGGAGTAACGTTATCAGCAAATACTAAATATGCCCCTGTATTAAGAGAATTTTGTAATGCAACAACGTCTGACCCAGACCCACTATTGACATATAATCTACCATTAGGAATAGACCCAGAACCAATAGCCATTGAGCTAGTCGTAGTATTCCCTCTTCCAGTAACAGTAGCTAAAGTTTCACTACCTGCTGTTCCTGTTACATTAATACCCCAAGTGCCACTAGCTCCACCGCCTGTTAGGGTTGGTGCATATGAGTTATAGTTACCACTATGAATATTTGTATTTCCTGCAATAATTATATTATGTTCAAAGTACCAACCGTTATACGGAGAGTTATGAGCATACACTCTACTTGTTAATCCAAGGTCAGTTCTATTTAAGGCAATGTGCCAAGGACTACCTGAATTTGTAGTAAGACTTAATGGTTGAGTACCTCCTCCGTTTATTGTTATTGGAGAAGTAGTAGTAGCACCCCTAGCTGTAACACTAGCTAAAGTGTCGGTCTCAGTGTAACCTGTAATATATCCATTAGGATTGGTAGCATTATAAGGGGTATATCCTAACGCGGTAGTTACCATTCCTGATGTAATACTTGTTATATACCCTGCACCATTAGTAAGTTGATTTGTATTAGTAATAGTGTTAACTATATTCAATGTTCCTGATGTAGTAGAAACACTTATTCCTGTTCCTGCTGTTGCAGATAATAAGCCTGTGTTAACAATATTAACATTCTGACTCGTAGTACTTACGCTAATACCTGAACCTGCTGTTGCAGATAAAAGTCCTGTATTTACGATATTGAGATTCTGACTCGTAGTAGACACAGATATACCTGCACCTGCCGTACCCGATAATAAACCAGTATTGACAATATTCAAGTTTTGGCCTGATGTACTTACCGATATACCTGAACCTGCTGTTCCTGACAATAACCCTGTATTCACAACAGTTGCAACCCCAGAGGTAGTTGATACACTAATACCAGAACCCGCTTGAACAGATGATACTCCCGCAGCTATAGTCCAAGACCTGTTTGCAGATAAATCATATGAAGTTCCATTTATTGTTAATGTTCTTGAACTTGGAACATAATCATTTGAACTTGGTATATCACTTACAAGAGCTATAGTTCCCGAAGCTCCTGGCATAGTATAAACATAAGTATTGTTACTTATTGTTGAGCCTAATGTTAATTGTCCTGATACTCTTAGAGTACCATTTATATCAGTCGTATACGCTGATGTTGTTCTTGTTCCAATTAAAACTTGACCACCTGCTGGTTGAAGTCTTAATGCTCCTGAAGCAATTGAAATTCCATAATATGATTGCAATTCCGCGAATGCTGTAGCAGTATTACCACCTGCGGTAAATTGCACGAAACCATTATTGCCGCCTGTTGCAGGGTTAGAATTTATTAAAATTAATTGTGCAAGAGTGCCTGAAGTACTTTTAATAAGCACCCCTCCATTAACATCTAACTTAAAGTTAGCCGAGTCGTAAGGAGAAGTTGTATTAATACCTATTCCGCTACCATTATCATATATTAAACTATCTGTTAATGTTGTAGCTCCTGTAGCTTTAGGAACATATCCCGTAGTTAAAGAGCCTGTGTGTGTACCTACTGACCAACTTCTATCTGCACTTAAATCGTATGTTGTTCCGTTGATTGTTATGTTCCTTGCATTTGTCGTAGGAGTATATCCTAACAAAGTAGGGATAGACTTCATCTTGTATAAAGATGTAGAAGTCTCATACGCTAGAACTGCATTATCAGAAGGAGTAGATGTTATTTGAACGTTGTGAAGCTCCTGAAGCTCAAAGCCGTTCTGCACCTTAACAAAAATCTCACCATTATTAGCATTCTTTCTAGTAACAATACCAATGAATACTAAGTGGTCTGGAGCATAAGGTTTAGCACCTAATCCATATATTAAATTACCATCAGTTCCTAACCATACAGGATCCCCTTCGGTCCCTGCAGCCATTGTATTTAATCCTGATAACAACCCTTCTGTAATAACGTATCCTTTACCATTTATAGAAAGGTCTTGAGCTATAAGTCCAAGAGTCTTACTAGAAGTACCCTCTGAAGCATTAGATGCCTTGCTAACAATCATGTTAGTACCATCAGCACTTGTAACATAAACAGCCTGACCTTTAGTTAGAGCTACAGCTGCTTTTACTTCATGTTGAAGTGTTGATGTATAGGCAGCAGCCCCACCAGCTCCGATATCATTATACAACTCGGCTCCTGTCCTATATTTAACTATACCACTAGAATCTATGACAAGAAACTTGTCAGTATCAGTATTGGCATCCGCAACTGAATTTAATCCTAATGTTCCGTAAAGAGATAAATTAGATAATATTTGCATTTATTTCTATTTCTTTATAATAACTCTGTAAGCATTTGTTGCAGGTGCTACTGCGAAACTGATTGTAACCGTGTTTGCGTCTGTGATAACTACATCAGCAAAAACTTGTGCTAAAGTACTATTATCTTTTAACATAACGTTTACATCAATTGTCCCCAATCCGTGAGAAACAGCATATGATGTTGCTGCGCCATTACCAATGTTTGCAGCATATCCACCTGTTCTATTATCTATAAATGTTTTTAATTTCAAAGGAGTAACGATTCTTTGGTCGTCTGTTCCTGTGTTAACTTCTGTTTGAGTTGCAATTTCTGCTAAACCTAAAACGGTTTCTGTAGCTTGGTCTCTGTTAACTTCTAATTGAATCCAATCAGCAGCAGAGCTAGTAGATGCGTTATTTACCTTAGCAACAATCACATCGCCAACGTTAAAAGCTACACCACCTGTTGTGCCAGCTACACTTACATACCAATAGTCACCCGACTTCGTACCTGCAACAGGAGAAGAGCCTACAGGGAATGAACCGCTTGAAGCATCCCATGCACCTTCTAAGTTACCAAGGTTGCCTACGTTAGTGTCAATATATGTTTTGATTGCAGCAGATGTTGCAAGTGTTGTAGAACTAGCGCTCGCTAAGTCGGTAACTATCACCACTTCAGAAGGAGTAGCTGTACCACCTGATGTATTACCAATCACCGTGTTGTTAGCAATCTGAGCAAGTTTAGCTAGTGTTACTTGGTTTGCACCAATCTTAATAGTAGTTACGGCGCCGTCATTCAACTTGCCTGTAGTGATACCTAAGTCTTTAACACGAACTATATCGTTATCTACTTCAATCGTAGCGTTATCTACATTTACATCTAAAGTAACAGAACCTCCTGTGCCTCCACCTGTAAGACCTGAACCAGCTACAACAGCTGTAATGTCTCCTGAGATATTTACCCATTGGGTAGAATCCCAAAAGTAAATAGCTTTATCTACTGTGTTGTAATAAACTTGACCTGCAACAGGAGAGCCTGGAGGTGAAGATAAGTTCTGCAACGCTACGTTGAGAATCTGATTTTTAGTTAAGTCGAGGTTGGTAAGAAACTGCATTTTAATTTTAATTTATATAAGCTTTCCCGCTTATTTGTGATGTAAATGTTATTGTTAGTTGATTTAATGTATTGTAAGTTATATCCCCTACAACAGCTTGGTTAGCTGTATTTACTATGCTAACAGAGGGGAATTTGTCTAACTCATGGATAACTACCCATGAAGCAGATGCTACTTGTTGGTCGTGAACATAGTTCTCTCTAACTTGCTCTTGCACATATTCATAATCCAATGATACGTTAATAGTCTCCTGTGTAAAGTTAGTAGAGCCTATTATACCAGGTCCTAAATTTAAGTTAGTGGTTTTTAAAACATAAGGACTAACTGTAGAAATAGCATTCTGAGTAATAGAATCAGAGTATATAGGAGTCAGCTTCCCATAGTCATAAATATTAACTTTTGCCGACAATCTCTCTACGATATTATCTAGCTTAGGGTCATTTATGTAAAAATCATCAGCCCATTCTACACATTTCTTGTAGATGAATATGATGTCTCTTTCATAGTCAAGAGTCTCACTATCTTCCGCAAACATATCGTCATAGGCTACTGAGCCTAATCTGTATATAGTCTTGTCGGCCTTTAAGAGTATCTCTGATATTTGAGGTAGAGTAAACGACATTAATATCCTATTTTAAGTGCGTCTGAAATTTGTTTAGCTCTATCTAGGCATCCTTGTGCTGCCCCGATATCTCCATCAGCACCCGCTTTTTTAGCAGATTCTTGCTCTAGGAATAGTCTCATAACGTCTTTAACAAATTTGTAATCCTTCTCCATTCCATTGTCTAATGACATCTTGTAGGTATTAGAATAGAATGCACTCATTATGTAGCAAACAAAAACAGGCAATTCTGTTTTAGTATATATAGACCCTGTTTGAGGGCTAGTAGAAGTTAATTCTAGCTTTATAGTAAACGCATAGTCTACCGAAAGATTAGGTACAATAATGTTATTGCCGCTAGCAAATGGCCAAACGTATTGATTATAGGTAGTAGCACCAACCGAAAGGTAAGTACCATCTGATTTCTGTATAGTAAGTTTTCTAGCAGAAAACGTGCCTGTTCCCTCAACATTGTATGTTGAACTATCTGCAATAGTAAACTGGCTACAATCTGCCCCCTGAGTAATACTTACTGATGTTGTAAAAGGCATATTTATTTGTTTATGCAAATATACCTAAAAAGCTTTATTCAAATAATACTATTGGTCTAGACCGCCAGCCTCTCTCATAGCCTTTTGCTGTTCCTCAAGTCTTGCCGCCTCTTCTTCTGCGTCTTTAGCCTCCTGCTCTTTCTTACTAAATTCAGAGTATATCTTAATGAGCTTATCAAGGTCTTTTGCATCTAACTTTTCTGCAAGCAATTTTATTCCTTCTCCATTAAGCATTTTAAAGTCTAAGGCAGAACGAATTTTCTTAAAGAATCTGTCAGCCCCTATTTCCTGCCTTGTTCTCATTAGAGACTCTACTTTAGATTCTGCTTTATCTAATGAGAATGCCTTGTACACCTTCATAGCATCTTGGTCATTATTAATCATAGCTGTCATGAAAGCAATTGTACCCCCGTCAATGATACCTGCTTTAGGACTAGATATTAAGTCCATCTCTTTAGACCAAAGGTCATCACCATACTTCTTCTTTAAATCTAATAAGTATTTAGCTCTAGATTCAGGATCTTTGAACTTAACAGCTTCTGCTGCAGCCTGATTTATAGTCTTGCTATCAAGTATAGTTGGCTTTTCTTCTTCAACAGGAACCGTGCTAATCGCCTCGTTAATTAATGCCTTTTCTTCTGACATGCCCCTAGCGCTAATATTCTTGATGATTTTATTTGAAATATTAGCCATATCTGAGAATCCAAGAGTTCTGCCTAATATTGTAAGTGGCATCCAAGACATAGCAATTTTCTTGTCATCTCCTGTTAACTTCTTAACTTGCTCTTCTCCAAATGGGTCTTCAGTTTTAACCTCTCCACTTATGGCAACATCATTATATCTAGAAGCGTCCATGATATTCTTAAGTAATATACCTCCTACCCCGTAATTCTTAGCCCATGCATCTTGACCTCCTCCGTCGTATAGCCTAACCTCAAATGCTTTCGGAGTATTAGGGTCTATTTTTTCTAGCGCAAGGTTAACCATCTTGTCTATAGCGTCATTAAAAATAGGGTGAGGAGAAATCAAGTCATTTGTTAAGTTTGTAATAGTTGTTTTTTTAGAAGACAGAGCTCTTCTTCTTTTCTCTTCTTGAGAAGGGGTTGTGTTTGACATCTTATCTGCAATACCCCATTGTATGTTATTAGCCATCTGCCATACAGCATTGTAAACAAACATTTCGGCAGCAGTACCTGCTAAAGATTTTACAGCCAATCCTCTATCTTCAGCAGCCACACCTTTACCTAAAGCAACTCTAATATTACCACCAATTTTTGCTTTTTGGTTCATTGTGTAGTTAGCTAGAGTCATTACTGTATTCTTGAATAATTTATGATAAGGATCCTGAGAACCAATAAATGTACCCTGTAAATCTGTATCAGATACGTTTTGACTAACGTTTGTCATCTGTTCAGCAAAATCTGCTGCATCCTTATTTATTTCATGAGTATTCCAGTCAAGATTAGATACATCTTCTCCTTGCTTCCTTAATTTTTGTTTATAATAAGATAGCCAAGACAATCTAGCTGTAAATATATCAGAGTATCCAACAAACAATCTTAGTTTAGCTTCTTGTATCTTACCTAGCCCAGTTATACCTCTCGTTAATGCATTATTATCTGCTTTTCTTAGCATTGATGATACACTCTCCATATTAAACTGAGACCCCATTCCTCTATTTGATATTCCATATCCTATTCTATTTAACCAATCATGAGCATCTGCACTAAGGGCATCACTTATTTCTAATTTACCATTATTAGCTATAAAAGTATGCGCTATTGGAGCTAATTGTTTAAATGGCTGTGCGAACGAAGATAGGGCGGTTGATACGGCTGTAGTAGAGAATACAGATAGAGACCTGCCTACTTGACTAAGCTCTCTTGATGCAGCAATATCCCTATTCTGGATTCTTTTAGCATAAGTACTAATCTTACCCTTAAACACATTACCATCCTCTTTGTTAAATATTTTCTCAAAGAATGGGGAGTCTCTAAATGCTTTAACCTGTCTCAAGTCTTTAGCTGTATGTATATTAGTTAGTGCTGTTTTAAGTGCTCTATTGCTGTTGTAGTCGAAGTCTAAATCAATAAATTTGCCATTAGGTAGGATTTCTGGTTCAGTTGTCTTCATTAATGTTCCGCTCTTTGCGTCAGGTATGTAATCATAGCTAGAAAAGAATGGGTTATCACTCAATGGGTCACTAGATTCTGTAGGGGTACTATTATCAAATTTACTATAAGTGTCTTGAGTGTAGTTATTATGAAATCCTAAATCCTGATTGTATATGTTCAGGTTGACATCTCTCATTTTTTCATAATGCTTACCCCACTGATTAGTCCACCAATTAACTGCTTCTAAATTTGTTGCATCTGCTTTAGATTCTACATCTAATGCATTATTAGAATCCTTTACAAGTTTATCAAACGTTGTTTGGTACAAATCAGCCATCTTAGCATAGTCTCCTCCATTACTTCTTAAAGCTGTAATAGTCTCTTGCAATAAAGTTTTTCTTCTATTAAATTCTTTAGCTATAGCTGCTTCATTCCCTCCCCTATTCCTTCTCATAAAGGCTAGCATGCCTCTTTCGTATATATTCTCTTTTGAATCAAATCTTAGCCCATTTGGATTTGTCTTAGACTTTAAAAGTCCTCCGTATTTACCAACAAATTTATCTGTATACTCTTTAGACGCTTCTTGGTAAATATTCTCTGCCATAGTCTTATTGCGCATTAATGAAGACATTCCCATCGCTTTTTGAACCTCTAATGACTTATTAGTTCCAAATGCTTTGTCAAATAATACAGGTAGGCTAGTCATGTCTGCAGCAAACGTTCGAGCTATTCCTTTACCAAAAATTCCCTTTATCGTTAAAGATTTTATCCCTTTAGACTCTAGAATTCTACCTCCTCTATAAGCTTCACCAACAGCTATCGCTGAGTCAAGATTAGACATTTTACCATTAGCTGCAAAGTTTCCTAACGCCTCTATGACTACATATGAATCTTTAATAGGTAAATCATCAATACCCAAGTCCATTATGTCATTTAATCTTTTTTTATCAGCAGCAGATATATTGTATGAAAAGTATATATCTTTTAACATAGAATCAACTTCACCAGATAGTGATTCAAATCTTTTTTTAATATAAGACTTTATTTCATTCTTCTTATTTTCAATGTCAAGGACATCGCTGTCTTTTTTCTCTTCTATTAGCTTTACAATCTCATTTATTTGGTCAAGAGTCATGTCTTTAGATATAGTTCCATCTTCAACCAACTCATTATAATCATCTAATTTAGATTGTCTTTTAGATTCCTCTATTTTTTCTGATTGATTTTTAACGTAATCTAATATATCAGAATCTTTAAATGCTTCAGAAAAATTAACCTCTTTACCTTTAGCTCTAGAAGACCTTACTCCATTTAATACTTCATTTGCTTTTGATATATATTCATCTATGTTTTCTATATCAGCAGGATTAATGTTCAAGAATTCTCTAGCTGCAGCAACCAAATTAACTTGCTTACCTTTTGCACTAGCAGCTTTCTTAATTAATCCTTTAAATTTATTTGCCTTGTTTAATTTATCGTTATAGCTTGCATCATTAATAACCTTTGTAACATATGATGTAAATTTATCTATAGCTGCCTTATTAGACATGTTTAATGAATCATACTTCTTAAGTATTGATAAGAATTGAGGTGTCTTAATAACGCCTTTCTTCTTTAATTCATTAAGACCATTGCTAATAGACTTTCTAGTTCCTTTAACCCACATAACAGCATCCTTAGCTGCTTTTGCCTGTAGTTTTAACTGCGTCTTTAATGCAGCCATATTATTAACAGTCGTTGTGGCATTATTAGATGTCCCTAAAAGTCTTTGAACCTGTGGTGATGGAGGTCGCTTACCTTCAAAAAACTTAGTAGCAGCTACTACGTATTTTTCCCTTTCATTCTTATCTAGACCTTTGTAGAACGCAGAGTTCTTCAATGTAGACAATGCCTTTCTAGAAGCTCCAGAAAAATCATCTGTTTTCTTGGAAAGATACTCTTCGGCAGCTTTCTTCATCTTCCCGAATACTGTAGCAGTTTCGTTGTTATTAAACTCTTTTGGAGTTTCCTTTTCAGGCTCTACTTCTAGCTTAGGGGCTTCTACTTTTGGTTTCGCTTTGCCGCCGATATTGCTATCGCCAACATTTGCTTGAGGGGTCTCTTGTTCTTTGAGGCCTTCAGTTCTCGTAGGTTCGCCGATATTGCCTTCTGTACCGATTTTTTTTGCTGGCTCTTGGCCGATTGGAGTGGCATTTTCTGTAGGTTTGTTTTGTTCATTAATAGGCTCTTCCGGAGAGAAAAATTCTCGCTTGCTCCCTTTCAAACTAATTCCTTGCCTCCTAGACGCAGGTGTTTCAAAATAAGCTTTTATAGCTAGCTCTGTAGCATTGTCTAGCATTGATTTACTAAAGTCTATATTAGAATAAGCATTGCTAGAACCATAGGTATTCAGCAAGTCTTTGATAACCCTTCTAACATATTGAACAAGAATAGTTATTAAATCAGCATTTGAATCGAATTTAGAATACTTAACAATCATATACTTTTCAAACTCTGCCTTACTCTCAAACATTAAATCCGATATGCCATCTCTGAAATCCTTATCAACTAATAATTCTGCCATAAACTCATTGATGTTAGTTAGGCCATAATTATTACCACGAAATCCATATTCTTTAATTCTATTTGCTTTTTTATCACTTATGTAATCATATATGTCTGCTAAAGACTTGTATTCAGGAGTACGACTATACTGATTTCTACTACTCAGTGTAAGCCAATGCATTGCTTCATGAGCTAATACTATATATTCATTTATGCCCCCTCCAAGAGTTTCATTTAACAACACATCTATTTTAGGCTTACTAAAAAGCCACGGACGAATATATTCCCCACCAGATATACCTCCTGTGTATGGATTGCGTTCTATAGGCATTGAGGACAATCTTATTTTATCTACTTTAGGCATGTTAGATAATGCCTTAAAGATAGCTTGATATGGCCCTTCAATTTTAGATAGCGTAGTAGCTGCGCTTTTCAATGTCTCATTACCACCTGCTATATCTACTCCAAAATCAGATAACTTAGTTTGCGTATTTTTTGAAGCTAATTTAATGTTAGGTAGGTTATTGAAGTTCTTAAGATCTTCTAATGATTGCTCTTTAGGTTGTTCTGTTTTAGTTTCTGAAGAACTAGGCTTAGCATCAACTTCTAACTTAGGACCCTCTACTTTTGGTTTCGCTTTGCCGCCGAGATTGCTATCGCCAACATTTGCTTGAGGGGCCTCTTGTTCTTTGAGGCCTTCAATTCTCGTAGGTTCGACGATATTGCCTTCTGTACCGATTTTTTTTGCTGGCTCTTGGCCGATTGGAGTGGCATTTTCTATTTGTTTATTATCTTTATTAATAGGCTCTTCAAAAAAAGCCCTTATACCTAATTCTGTAGCATTGTCTAGCATTGACTTATCAAAATTGATATTCGAATAGTCTTTGCTACTGCCCCAATTATCTAGTAAGTCTTTAATAGTTTTTCTTACATACCGAACTAATATAGTGATTAAATCAACGTTTGCGGCCAAGTCAGAACCTTTATTTGCAAAATATCTTTCAAATTCTGCCTTGTCTTTTACAATAACATCCGATATTCCATCTCTAAAATCCTTATTAACTAATAATTCTGCAAAAAACTCTTTAATATTCGTTAAGCCGTAATTACTTCTAGTATTTTGTCCTTCTTTTGAAATTTTATCTGCTTTCTTGTCTCTTACATATTCATATATGGCTGACAATGATTTATACTCAGGAGTATCTCTATTTTTGTTTATGCTATCTATTGTAACCCAATGAAGAGCCTCATGAGCAAATGTTTGATATTGACCATACTCTTGAGTATTAATTTCCACCTTATTCCCTCCAGGATAAAAAAGTCCTAACGTTGATGTCCCTGTTCTAGGGTCTACATAATTCGGGTCTTGAGACAGAACAGAAATTTTATCGGCTCCTGGTATACTTGATATCGCTTTAAATATTGCCTGATATGGACCTTCTACGTTAGCTAGAGTATTTGATACACTTTTTATTGTCTCACTTCCTGTATTTAAATCTATACCAAATTCAGATAATTTAGGAGACTCTTGTCTAATAGTCCATCTAATGTTAGGTAAATTATTAAAATCTTTTAAATCATTTAATGAAATTGGCTTCGTATTAACTTGATTTATACTTTCAACTTTTGGAGTTTCTTTTGGTGCCCCCTCATCAATAGTTGACGGCAAAACTGCATCTACTTCTAATGGATTATCTGATTCAAGAACTTTTATAGCTTTATTATTATACTCTTCTTTCATCTTTTCAACCCTCTCGAAAAACGGGCTATCCTTACCAAGTTTACTAGACATCTTATCAAGCTTATTTATCTTAACTTGAATACCTCTAATAATATCTCTTTTTTCTTTTGGTATATCTGTAGGGACTTGAGCGTCTGTTTCTTCAAACAATTTTTTATCTGATTCGAATTTCTCAAAAGTTCCTTGTTCAAAAACGCCTTCTCTTTCGCCAGCCTTTATAATTCCCTCCACTTCAACAGAAGGCAATTCTTTTGCAACCAAAAATGCTTGAAATCTAACTGAAGGATTAATTCCCTTTAGGGCACCTGTTGATATGCCTACTGCAATACTAATATTTCTAGCATTAACATCTCTTACAAATGGTATTGTTTCTGCTATCATTCTACCGGCTTTTGCTCCAGCAGGTAATGCTCCAAGAGCAAACACCATTTTGAAACCTTCTTCAAAGCTTTTAAAGCTGTCTTCAAAAGTTTTTTCAATAGGTATGTCAGCACCAAAAGCATTAGCTGAAACATCTTTAGCAACAGAACCTGCACTAGATATTCCACCAATTTTAGTAGATTCTTTTACTACAGGAGCAAATTGCTTAATTGCTCCCTTGTAAGAATTTAACATAGACCTCATGAATGGAACGGTATTGATTGTTCTTGAACCCTGTTCAATACCTTTAAACGTCATTTTAGGTTTCAGTAATTTTGAAAAACTTGTACCCATCAATATTGCTTCCGCCGATCCAACTGCCGCCCCAACATTGCCCTGCATTTCAGCAATTTCCATTGCTTTTAAAGGGTCCATTTTAGGGTCGTTTTGCATCAATCTATTATACGTCTCTTTTATTTCCCCGACAGCACCCGACTGAGACATGTCTTCAATAAAAGACACTGTAGTACCAAACTTCTTAAGACTAGCTATCGTTTCTGCTGTCATAGTAGCCCCTGCCGAAGGCATAAATCTCCCAATAGTAGCAGCGCCAATTCCGTACATGGCAGCCTTTAATAAAGGAATAGTAACATCCCCTATAAATTGAGTAGCCTTCGAGACTCCTGTAGCTTTTAATGGCAAATAAGATGGTCCAAAAGCGTTTTCATATTGTATACGCTTTACCTTTTCTTCTCTAGTTAGAGATAGAAAATCACGATGTTCAAGTGCTATTTGAGACCCTTTTTTAAGAGATTCTGATAATGCAAAAAATGGGTTATCATATGTTTGAGCTAAAATAGGGGCGCCCGTTAATTCATCTTTAGTTAGTTCAAATTGACCTGTATGTAAGCCATATTCTAGCTCTTTTCTTTTTGAAATAACATCAGGATGACTATATGGGTCAACATCTTCAAATTTTTTGGTAGACTCATTAAATACACTATTAAACTTCCCTTGTTTTTTTATATAAGCATCAATCGTATTGTTAATTGCGTCGTATTCATCTACTACCTTAAGAGCTGCGGCTTTATTTGCATTATCCTCCCACTTCTTCTCAATAGCCTCCCTTGTATTTGTGATGGTATTAGGCGGTGTAGGTTTATTGAATTGTTGATTTATTAGAGCGCGGTCATACTTAGTATTTCTAGTAGCATATTCGCCTAATGCATTAAGCTCGGCATTTTCAGCATCTTGAACACTCTTAATTTTTTCCATTACAGAACGTATGCTACGATTCTTTTTAGAAGACGTAACGGTTACTTCTGGAAGAGTTCTTACTTTAGATTTATCTAAAAATGGCAAACCATTAGCATTGCTTAAAAAAGGCAAGGCACTAAGATTAGGTTTTGGACTAGGCTTAGGAGATGGATTACTCTTAGGGTCTGGTGTCTGAGCGTTTTTTGTTTCAGCCATTTGGTATCTTTATAATACGCAAATCTAACGAATTTTGCTCTATTTGAAATCTATTTGCCTTTGCTTTTCTTGATAGCTTCTAATGCTGCCGCAATCGGATCTGGCTTCTTCTTGCCACCACTTAACTTATTTTCATTTATAATTTTAAGAGCAGCAGGGTCTAGCGTAATGCCCAGCTTTTTAAGCTGTTCAATGACATCAGGAGCGATAGCTGTACCTCCGCTAAGAGAAAATCTTAAAAGACTCATTGTAGCTAAATTTGCTGCGTTATTAGCTTGTAATGCAGCATTTTGCATCTGTAGAGCAAAAGCTTGGCTTCTTATATCCATCCCAAAATCAGAGGCTATCTTAGCCATATTTAACTTAAATTCCTTATCGTCATAGAAGAATCTTTTATTTGACCCATTCAATAATCCTCTTTCTACTGCATATAATTGAGAAGGTCTGACGTCTTTAATGTCTTTTACATCAGCAGGGAATGACGATTTTATTTGAGCAAATTTAGCCTCTGCCATTCTTTTTTCTGAAACCTGAGCAGGAGTGGTATTTGGATTATTCTCATCAATAGATAGAGACTTAACTAAGTTATTAAGTTGACTAGAAGCGAAGTTCTTTATTTTTTCGCCTCCAGATAACATGAAATTATTTTCAATAACGCTAATCACAGACAATGGGTCTCTACTCTCTTTTTCAACTTTCCATGGAATATTATATGTAGTACCTGCCGCTTTACCAGGATTAGGAACCTCTATCGAAAATGATACAGGTTTACCGCTTGCGTCAAGAACTGTCTCGCTGTTTATAGAAGTACGAATATTCTTTAAAATTCTGTCGTCAATAACTTTAAGGTCATCTGCGTTAACCATTGTCTTAAATCCATACGGATCTATATCAATATCTGCATCAGCTAGTAATTCTAAAGGAGTGTTGCTTAATTTATTAAACGCGTCCTTGAACTCACCTACTGGCTCTATTCCATTTCTAAACATAGTTTGACTAGCAGAATTCAATTGCTTTAGTTTTTCAAAACCTCTATTAGATTTAGAAAAAATATCATTCATTCTAGAGTACGTTTCATCAACCGCCTGAGATGCCGCATATATCTGATCTGCACTAGCATTGCTATTATTGACTCTAGTATATGTAATTAAAGCGTTTTTGTGGTCGTTAAACGCATTTAAAAATGAAGGAGCATCTCCCGGTCTCATCTTCTTCGTGTCATAAGACCTTCTTAAATCATTCATCGAGTCAGCAAACAATCTATCCTGTCTCATTCTGTACTCCATGGCTTTATTAATGCCAGCTGTTATTCCAGAAGTAAATCCAGTCGTGTCTACAAAAGAAGGTTGGTATATTGCCATTTTATAGGTTATTTATGTTTTACGGGTTTTTCTTAATATAATCAGCTATATTACGATAATCATCCATAGTAAGTCCAGAGCGTCCTTGAGACCCATAGTAAGATTGAGCTCCAACTGCCTGACCAATACCAGCTAAATTTCTAGATATGGATTGGTTAGATTCAGCTTTTCTCATTCCCCAGAATTGTCTAGCCTCGTCTTCTTTTCTAAGTCTATCCTGAGTTCTTATACCACCCATTTTAAATGCAGCTTCAGCAGCAGCACGTCTATTCTGCATTAACATGTTTTCGTTCATTTCTCCTTGTCTTTTAAGGAAATCGTTACCTGCATCCGCAACTTGTCCTATCCCGCCTAATAAAGACTTTTTAGAGCGTAGTGCATTAATCATAGACCCTTGCTGTCTAGCGAAAGACTCATTCATTAATCCACGAGTAGCTCCACTGAGGCCCGTATTACCCATTGACTGCATTCTATTATACCAATCAGTATAACCTGAATCAATTGGAGTAGCCTGAGATTTCTGAAAATCACTCATTAATTTTTGACTAGCTTGTCTTGCTTTGCCACTAAAAAGACTATTTTCTCCAATCAGAAGCCCTGCTACTGAAGGAAGCGCTTGAAGAGCTAGGCCGCCTGGACTAAAACCAGCACCCATGTTTAAAAAATCCCCGATTTTACCCATATTATCTATTATTAAAAGGTTCTAAGATTGATAAATCTATATAATACAAATTTACTAAGTTTTGCGGACTTAAAGCTTTTAAATTTATTTCAAGCCAAGATCCATGAAGAGTTCTACCATTATACAGCCCACCTACGCTTAACATATCCCTCTTGAATGCTGCATGGTATTTATCATCTTTTACTCTATAGTCAGACTGAATAAGCTTAGACTCATTACCCATATTTGTTAATACGTCACCCTGATTCTCAGATAGCCAATAATCATTAGCTAGTAAAGATATAGAATTAAAATGCTTTTTTACAATAGCTGTCTCGTTAAATATTAACTTAATAGAACATGTATATTGTGTATTGTAAAAGTTGGCTCTAGTAGTCTCATTATCGTGCGTCCACAGCTTGCCATTTCTCCAGCTAATTACAAGGTTTCCTGCAGAGCAAATCCACTCAGGATAATAGTCATAGAAAGCTGTATAAGCGTTTCTTGTTTCAGAAAATCCAAATGTGATTGAAGGCATATTATCTCCTGAACTAGCCGACGCTTGCATGCATGTAATAAACTCTTCTTCAAATCCATCATACACACCAAGTATCTTAGCCTTTCCATTATTGAAAGAGTTAGTAACCTCTTTTTGATACTTGTTTATCTTGTTTGTAAAGTAGAAGTGTCCTTTATATAATTCTGTTATAGAAGTCAACCCATCATTAGCAACTCTAACCTGACACCCTATAATTGGGTCAGAGAAGTAGTCTGCGCTTGCAGAAGAAGCTAAAGAGCAATATTGATTACCTATGCCAAACTCTCCGCTATAGTATTGAATTCTATTTACTATCTCCGTGCTTTGACTAACTACATTGTCGCCAGAGGCTGTCTGCATGATATTTTGGTAGATTGGAACAACCCCACATGCTCTACTTTGGAATACTCTTAATTGACGTCCTCTAACTTTAAATCTTTGTATATCACCCTTCTGTCTGTCATATTCATCCATGTTTGCCGCATAGAATCTATTGGTCATATTTATATTCGTACCTTGTTGATAATCAAGAGAATATCTATGCAAAGTAGGGTAGTATGTTTCTTTTGCAAACTCATCTATAACAAATACCCTTCCTGTTCCATTTACTTTAGAGTCAAACTTGTCAGATATAGACTTATCGAAAATCCATATGTTATCTCTCTCTCTTAAATACACATCGCCACGGAAAAAGTTATAAATAGCAGGTTGAGACCCTGAGCCTATAACTTGATTCTGCTGCTGACCTAAGTGTATTCTATTGCTATTTACATCAGTGCCTATCGCGTAGGTTTCACCGAACTCGTAAAATAATTGAGAAGTTGAATCCGCATTCTTACTAGGAGTATATACTTCTATATAATACTCCCCAAATAATAAAGCAGGGTTAGTAGGCCATCCAGACATGAAAGAACTATCATACTCTAACTTTAAAAAGAATCCTGCGCTAGGGTCACCTGTAACAGTAGAGTTAGGGTGCTTTGTTAGCATGTCTAATATAGGATAGTCTTTTACTGAAGTGAGTGTACCATTGTTAGTTCCGTATATACGTATTCTATCGCCTTTTGTAAAGTCATAAGAAGGGTATCCAGAAGTATTCGTATTATAATTTTTTATATTAATATACCCATACTTTGTATCTCTGTAAACACCATAAGATAAGTCAGATATAATAAATTTAAAATCGCTATATGTTAAATTACTTGTCCTTACAAAAGAGAAGTATTTAGCCCATGAAGGTGGCGTATGATTAATAGAGAATTGGATATTAGGCACTACAAATTGGTCAGTACCTAAAGCGCTAGATATAGCCTCTCTAGTATTAACGACCATTGTATCGTTAGTAACTACTCCATTTGTTACGCCATATTCATCAAAATAAACCATGCCAAATCTATAAGTAGAGTTTGGCTTAAACACGGCTGTATTTACATCTAATGGGTTTGTATTAGCAGAGTATGTTATTGTATATGTACCTGTGATTATTTTAGAAACACCTCCGTCAATAGTAAAACCTTGACCACTAGCATATGATACATCAGATGTTGTTAATCCAGGGTAAGCATTTACTAGGGCCTTTAAAGCTGTATTTACAGAAGATAAAGTATCTCCGCTAACAACCGTATAACTGAAAATATGGAAATAAGTTGTCCCTGCACCCTCATCAATAGTAACCTTTAAGTCTATAACATCTCCAGGTATAGGAGAGTTGAATAGAACATAAGTCCACTTTCTAGCACTAGCGTAACTAGATATTGTTAAAGGGTATGCGTTTTGGAAATATGTTAAGTTCTTGGTTACATTAAGAGCTGTATCAAATGTTACGCCTTCTGTAATCCCGCCATATGATAAAATGTTTCCATTTAAAAGCTCTTGAGTATTAGCCTTCTTTGGAACATAGTCAAATAGTTGTATACTTTCAGATTTACTAGCGTATTCATAAGTGCTATCGTTATAGAACTTGTATGTATACGACACATCATCTCCTATTGCTAGCTTCTTTTTATTTAAACTATACACTATAAATCTATCGCTAAATGCTCCTGCCAATACGCCCCTAGCAGAGAATTCTACACTCAAAGCGTCTTTAGGACCTGTGTTTATCAAAACAGATATATAGTTATTTACAGATGGATTTGTCTCAATTGATAATGTATCTATCTTGTAAGGAGCGAATGATTTACTCCATGGACTCCATGTAGATTTAGTGTTATCCTTATAAACCCATCTATAACTAAATTGGAATAGGTTACTTTTTAGGTTATTTATAGTTTTTGTAAGGTCGTCTCCGTAAGCGCAAACAGGAGCAATCAAAGGCATCTTTCTAGCAACTGTTAAATAATCTTTCTTCCAATCTGACGCATACACGGTGTCTAATGCATCTTTTATATTCAGCTTCATTGGTCTCTGATTTCTATCGGTCCAATGAAGTATATCTCCTTCTTCCTCTGTTCTGTATAAAATATTTACACTCGCGATAGGGTAGTTTGGGCTAAAATTTAATATATCTGTTGTGCTGTGAATCAATGAAACAAGTAATGGCTTAATGGTCTTTGTCTTTATATCATACATATAAATGCCATTATACCCGTCTGAGTTCCAGTTAAAATAGAACACACGATGCTTTAACTCGTCATAACAAGAACCTATACATTGATTTACTGAAGCCATTTATTACGCAGTTAAAAAAACCATTGTTAATGAATTCGTACAAGATGATGTGCTTGACTCAACCTTAATTTTGTACGCAGTATCGGGTACATCGGCAAACCTTTTAGCAACATTCTGAATAAATGTTTGAGCTGTTTTAGGCCATACCCCTGAAACAACAATCTCAACATCTGCACTTGTAAGCGCTCTAACTGTGAAATTGCCCGTATCTGCTCCTATAGCTGTTAAGGTTACGTCTACTACTTGGGCCATATTAATTAATTTTTATTATCAAAGATACAATTTTATTAGTCTAGCAATCAACTGATGATATATTTACTGCCGGATCACTACAGCTAATTACGCAAGTTGAGCATATATCAAATGGGAATCCTACATATGCACCTTGAGTACACATATCCAACTCTACTGCATTGCTTCCAGCTGGCACTACCAATGTGAAATTCGCATAAAAGAAATTCTCTAGAGTACAGGTATTGCCGCTATACACATATTTAACTTCTAATTCAAAAGTAGTATTTGATACAACTATATTGTTCAACCCAATATACGCTGTCATGTACTCATTAATTGTACCGCCTATACAAGCACCAGAATATGCCCCAACCCCTGTAACGGCTATATTAGGGTCAACGACAGTTACCTTAACTGAATTACCAAGTAGCGTACAATCTTTAATAATCTTAACAGCCGTTCCCGTGAAACCACATTCTATTCTTCTAGCAATACCTCTTATGGTACAATTGTTTGTTATCAATTCCTTATTTGCAGACTCTTGGTTGCCTCTAATTGTCTCGTACCTATTGTACGTACCATTACCTCTAAAGACGCCGTTTTTAGCCTCCCTATGATGACTAGGAGGGAATACTTCCCTTGGGTCATCTAGATTCATTATACCCGATAAAGTCTTCCTTTCTGTTTTCATATTATATCTTAACTGCTAGTTTGGCACCCATTCTGATAACCTCGTTAGCATCCCATAAGAACATAGGAGTCTCTCTTAGGTTAGCATTTCTCTTTTGGTTGTAATATTCTTTACGTCTTAATTGTTTGTCTCCAAGACTAGCTTTCCTGCCTAATGGCAAATGCTCGATATCTTTCCATGCAATAAAAGCCAAAACGGCCTCTCTAATTTGGATAGGTATCTTGTAATCAGGATCACTAGCAGGAGAAGACATGTACTCTAAAACAACGTAATTAAAATCAAAGTCGTTGCCTAGGTATATTAAGCCTTCTTCTTCGTCTATATCAAACTCCCCTGCATTATTTAGAACAGAGCCTACACCGAATATATTTACATACCTAGCCCCATCAAAGTAATTAACATAAGCTAAATCTTGTAATCTATATGTGTTGCCTGTTGTGTTGTCTGTATTGCTAGTAAGTCTATCTGATTGAAGGATTTTATATGAACTAAGTCCAATGTTTCTTCTTAAAGAAGCAACTTCTCCTTTAGCATTAAAAACGCCCACTTTAGAGAACCCTATATAGTCAGAAGGAAGATTAACTGTTTTGTTTGGATTGATTGGTAATTTGACCGTTCTTGGTGTAGAGTATACATCTAGACCCATCTCTTCTACTCCTCTAATACCTATAGTCCATAGTCGTCTGTAGTCTGCGTTAGACATTCTAGCCTGATCTATGTATTGGTATACAATTTCAGATAACGGAACCCATTTTGCTGTATTCTTTGCCATATTATTTAAGCTTTATCTGCACCATCGTTAACTGCTTCCTCTGGTGTTCCTTTTCTAATTTTTAATTGATTTAATACTAAGTTAATCATATCTGAGATATATTCTTGAGGAACATTAACCTCAGCAGTTAAATCATCGTTTTCAGAGCTTACCATTCTAACAATAGGAGCTTTACCAACTAAGTTTGTATAACTCTTGAACCAAAGTTTTTTACCTTCAGCCCAATAGAATATTTTACTAGGAGGATTCTTTAAGTTGTCCATGTAGTCCAATTCTCTTACAGATATTGGTATTGGAGCTTTTGCTAGTCCTGTAGAAGTAGGAAACGTTACTGTTGAAATACCATATCCTCTTGATAACCCTAAAGGCACTTGAGGTAATTCTGTATAATAATACCCTGTGTCTGTATCTAGCAACACGGTTAAGTTCTTGAACGTAGCATAAAAAGAATCTGCAACAGTTTCTATACCATCTAACTTAATAGCATCTGTATAGTTGATTTTAGCAATATAGGCTATCGCCTGATTCAAGTATACATTTATTTCTTTTTCAGAAACACTTGCATCATCATTTGGCACACCGCCATATAAGATACGTCTTATCTGTTCTATTAATACTTTTCTAGTCATTATTGACCATCGTTTTTAACTGTTAAAGAAGCTCTTACTAAATCGCCGTCTTTTAAATTTATTCCTACAATACCTATTGTTCTATAGATAATATCATTCAAATCATTTTCAGGCCACTCTAATTGAGTACTAGCCGCATTATCATAATTTAATGTCCCAGTTACAGGCACCCATGCAGCATCTACAGGTTTCTTAAAATATACAATCTTAGCTGAAGCTAATGTACTTGGGAAGAATTTTAAATTACTTCCTATTTCTGTATATATAGGCTCTGTTATTGTTGGAGCATCTATTGGATTATTTACATAAGCGTATACCTTATCCGCACCTACTTTTCTTATAGAGAAGTCGTCGTTAGTTGTTCTCATAGCAGATATCTTATAGAAATCTGATGGGTAGGTAGCTAACTGACTAGATATAGTTAATGTAGATTCTTTTAAAAATCCAGACAATGACCCGCGAGTAACAAAAGGCTGACCTGTGCCTCTACCTGTTGTTTCTAGTGTTTCTTCTGTCAGGAAGTTCAAGTATTGCCTTTGGGCCATATTGATGGCCATGTTGAAATCATCTGGAGATAAATATGTGCCTTGGTATTTATCTACCAAATATGATACAAGTTTATAGATGTCGTTAATATTCATATTGCAAATATAAATAAAAAAAGCCCCCTGTAGAAACAAGGGGCCCTAACCAATAAAACCATAAAACACGAAGCGTCTTAGGAATTAACCATATGTTTAATCTGAGAATAGAATTCCTTTCCTTTTTCAGTTAAGCAGAACTCTGATAAGAACTCAACAGGACTCTTACCATCAGGAATTTGAGCAATAAACGATTTGCTATCGCCCCAAATTGCCTGGCCTTTAACCGAGCTTGTGTCTACTAATCCAGAATTCATAGCCTTCTGTACGATGTACTGAATCTTTACTAATGGGTTATTGTAGGTTTTAATAAACATATCAGACTTCTTATCGGCTATGTCTAAGTAGTCGAATCTGATAGCTTTGTCTCCTCTTTCTACGTTTTGGCTGTTTGTGAACTTGATACCAAGATATTTAGCATGAGGAATCATCATATCTAATGGAGCTTCCATGGCAATCTTCATAGCCTGCATTCTAGTTTCAGCCTTCTCTAAGTTCTTATCTTCTTCAGCTTGGAAATCAAGCAGCTTGTACAAAGACTTGGTGCCTGCCATTCTATTCTTGTTGCTTTCGTTCATGTTGCTTTTCATCAAGAACTCAAGTAAAGACGGCTTGTTAGCTGGTACTCTTAAGTATCCGTTTACAAATCTAATATCTGGTCTAGAGCGTTTCTTTTGTTCAGACAAGTGTTCTTGCTCATCTTCCCAAATTGTGCTTACGCCCTCTAAATATCTAATGTTTCTTTCTGTGCCTGTTTCCTCATCATAAATGATGTCAGCATTCTTAACAAGCCAATTTTCAGGGTAAGGTAACTTACCTGGACTTGTTACATAGAATTTCTGTGTTAATTGGAAAACGTAGAACTCTGGCTTCTTAGCCTGTTTTTTAGGAGCCTCTACTTTAATATCGGCAACCTCTTCAATTTGAGTTGGCGCTTCTAAGATATCAACGATATCTCCGTTAGCGTCAATAGTTTGTTTTTTCGTGGTTTTTGACATAATGGTTTGTTTTATGTTACAAATATAATAAAAAAAGAAAACCCCACCGCTAAACGATGGGGTCTCTTTATAATCAAGTTAAAATTAGCTCTTAACGCTGATGTATTGATTTGCAGCAAACACTTGGATACCGCAGTATGCCATATGGTGTACATTCAATTCCATCTTGTCAGAAGTAGGAACTTTAGCTAAAGCACCAGTTTCCCAAACTTTGATTTCTTTACCAGCTTCAACTTCATTGTAAACGATACGTAATGAAGGGATTTTGTCGCCAGTCTGAGCATCTCTACCGTCTTTAACAGGGATTAAGATACCGCTATTCTTGTAGTACTCTGTAGAAGGAGCAACACCATAAACAGCTTCAGCATTGAAAGGTAAGTATTTCTTTAAGTGGAAAGTAGTACCATCAATCTTTAATGAATCGAAACCATATTTGATTGCAACTTCGTTAGAACCACCAACTGCAGCCCATTGAATAGCGCCGTTAGTGTACTTGTTGAATAATGCATCGTCAACAACAGTTCTTAAGTAAGAATCCATTAAGAAATGGTATTCGCTAGAACCACCATTGAAGTCAGCAAGACGAGCAAGAGCGTGGAAATCATCAATAGTGAAACCGCTAGAAGAAGCGTTCCATTGGTAAGTTTGACCGCCAGCCTCGATTTGAGGAACAAGACCTGTAGTACCTACAGTTCCGCTGATGTTATCAGAAGGCTTACCGAACATTAATTTGAATTCCTTATTGTTCATGAAACGACGAACAGCTTCATCAAGACCTTTGTAGGTATAGTAAGCTTGACCGTTTACTTCGAAATAAAGTTCTTCAATTTTAGCTCTATCAGTGATAGAGAAATCTTCACGGATTTCAGTTGTGTAGAAAGTCTTTCTTTCTGTAAGACCTGTTAAGCTGTTGAACTTAGTAGATGCTTCACCAGCTTCTGTAAGACCACGGAATAACAAGTGTGCAGTTGAGTTAGCACCTAAATCTGTGTTTGCGTCGATTGTAGAATCTAACGGCTTGATTGTGCAAGCAGTTGCAGAAGCTACCGCAGTGATTTTGTACTGAACGCCAGTTGCAGCGTTTTCAACTACTTCACCTACGCGTAATGGGCTTTTACCACCACTAACAAAAGCAGAGCTAATAGCTACGTCGATTTGAACACCTGCAGCTACGCTAGCTAAAGCACCACCATCCAACTGAACAGCTGAATGTAATTTACCTTTTGACTCAAAGTGGAAGAATTCGCGAGAAGGAACTGTAGCCTTCATGCCTAAAGCTTCTAATAATTGAGTGTAGTTCTGAGAACCATACTTCTCAATGAATTTGTCATAGTACTGTGGTTTTAAGATAGATAAGTCAGAAACGAACTGACGGGCTACCTGACCACCTGTAGGCTGTACACTGCCTGGTTGTAAAACTGCCATTTTAAATTATTTTAATTTGTTTTTTAAATATTAAACATTGCATCCACCATCTTATCGTAGTCATTAGAGCTTATAGCTGCCGATTGTCTTGGAGAATTGCTATAATCAATATTCTTCATACTCTTTAACAAATCTGCTTTCGCTTTGCTAACGGCTTGCGTTACCATAGAGTTCACAACTTTGTCTCTGTTCTGTAAGAAGTAGATGTCTTCTGCAAGTTGCTTGGTATCATACTTACCTTCCTTGTAGTAACGATTACCGTAGAAAGACTCTAAATCGAAAGCTTTCATGGTGTCTTGAAGCTGGGTTCTCTCTTCTTGCGTTAAAGAGAACTTTCCGTCAAACTGAACATCCTCGTCCTTGTAATTGACGTTAAATCCATCAAAACTCCTCAAACCATCTTCAACGCTTTTTTCAAACGTCTCCCTAGCTTGCTGATACGCTTTCGTTTGCTCTTCTTGTTGAGCTGTCAAATACTGATTCACGTACTCTTCAGGATTCACATTTTGCTGTGGGGCCTGTTGGACTTGACTCAGAATATCTGGAAAACTAATGTCCTGTTTTAGCGTTTGCAAGTAATCCTTAGCCTCTCTCACATCTTTCTTAATCTCTCTTGCAATAGCCTTTTGCTGCTTCTCGATTTGTTTTTTCTTCGAAGCAATTTCTTCATCAGTAAGGAGTAAATCATCAAAGTCTGAATCTACAGAATACTTTGAGTGAAACTCTTCCTGAATTTCATCTGGAGTCCAATCTGGATAATCATATGCCATTTTAAGCATAAGAACCTCGTTTTCATCCATCTTATCAAGTTCTGAAAGAACTTTCTGTTCATACATAATATCCGCTAGCTGAGAAATATCTCCACTAACAAGGCTATCATATATAGTTTTAGCCATATCATTGTTCCACTCAAAATTGAATGGAGTTAGATCTTGGCCTTGAGCCTTATTTTCTTCCGTTTGCACAACTGGTTGTGCAGGTTCGGTATTTGTTTGCACATTTTGTTGTGCAGATTCGGTATTATCTTCAGAAGGAGCAGGATCTTGCTGTGGCAATTCTGTACCTTGTGATTCTTCTACTACCGTGGTAGTATTTGCTTGCGTATCTTGCGTTGAATAGCTAGACACGTCAAACGGGTTAATGTTCTCTTCGGTCATATTGTTTGGTTTTATGTTGCAAATATATAAATATTATCACTCATTTGTTATTCAGCCTCAGGCTCTTGCATTCCTTCCTCATTCATCATCTCTTCTTCACTCATCATTTCTTCTTCAGTAACAGAAGGTCCGCTTCTTTCTGCCTCTTCTTTAGCTATTTGACCCGACTCTTCTTGAACTTTCTTATCAAGTGCTTCTGCCATAGCTTGCTCTTCTTGAGCTTGAGGGTCTTGTTGCTGTTGTGCTTGCATCTGCTGCATCATAGCTTGCTGCATCATCTCTTGCTGTTTCTTGGCAAAGTAAGAACCTACGATTTGCTCTAACTGAGGACTTAATGGTCTACTAAATTCAAAAGACTTAAGAAGCGCTAACTGAACAAACTCCTGTTCTGACAAATCTTTCTTCATTGTCATCTCTGCACTTACAACAGATAACTTTCCTTGACTCTGTATCTGCTCTAGTTGAGCATCCATTTGAGCCTTCATTTGGATAGATTGTTGTTGAGATTGAGCATTCATTTCTGAATTCATTTGAGCTTTTTGAGCTTCGTCTTTCTGCTTTTTCTTTTTAGCTTTAGATAGATACATCTCAGATAGTTTAGTATTCTTGATACTCTTAATTCTGAAAGCATCTTCAAATTCAATCATTCCAGCAGATAGTGCAGTTTGAATCATTTGCTCCATAAACATTTTTTCCTTGTCGTCTGGAAGAACTTCAATTTTCACGTCAAATGACTTACCTTCTACATTCTCAGGATTGAGGTAGTTTCTATATTGCTCACCACCATATAATACTGAATCATATAATAGTAAAGAAATCTTAAATGCTGTTTGTTGGTATATATTTAAGTATGCGTCATATAAGAAATCGGTAGCGTTGTTAGATGCTTGTATTTGAGCTTGTTGAACTCCAAGACCTAGCTTTGGATTAACTCCAGAACCTTCTCTGTATTCGTTAACACCGATTTCATCACGAAGTCTATCTAAATAATGGTTGTAAACTAAAATCAATTCTTGAATCTGACCAATACTTCCGTTATTTGGAGCTTCTTGTATTGGAAGGCCATTTGTTCCTTCTCCATCTTCTGTTCTTCTCTTATAGTAGATATTACCAGTTTGGTCGTAAACCTTTTGAAGCTCTAATGGATTCAATGCTTTACCCTGACCAATGTTAATATCAGATAATGAGTCGATGTCTATGATTAAACCTGACGGTCTAAGTTTTGCTACTAATTGCTGAATCTTTAAATGAGCCAATGTCATCTGCCTGATAGATGTTTCCATTCTTTCAGGGATAGCCATATTCTCTAGGTCAAGATTCTCAAACATATATAAGCTGTAGCTAAAATAAGCATCTGCCATTTCTTTTGCTACAGATGGCTTAATCATATTCTTGGCCACACCCCACTCTAGCATTATTTCTGTATTAAGAACATATACACCACGATATATAACATACATATCTCTAGTAAATAGTTCTTTATTCTCTCCTAGTCTTTGAGGTGCTTTTTCTTTCTTCTCTACAATAAGATTACCATACTTATTAGTCTTGAACTGATACATCATAGTATCAATAGTCTTGATTTCGTAGTCTATTACATCTACTGTCCAATCGTCGTATGGTCTGTCAATTGAATATCTAAATCTATCTTCCCACTTAACAGTTTGAGTGTATTGCTTAGAGTGCTTAGATAGTTCGTATATCTTTTCTTCGGTCATGCTAGGGTAGTTGTTTCTAATATCTACAATCTTCATAGATATAATTTCCCCTATAAAAGAAACATCTCTAAAGTCGTCGTATTGAGAAAACCCATAAAATAGGTTCTCAGGAACTACTCTTCTAACGTTAATTTTACCTGTATTAGCTACGCTAACCTTTGTAGCACCAACTCCTGTTTCAGAAATATCCTCCAAAAGCTTTCTTTTAATTACCGGCCATCCATTGTCATGGAATACGTAATCGCAGCCTTTTTCAAATAAAATCTCTTCAGGTAATTGATATTCTAAACCAAAATATAATTCTAGCTCTTCGTAGTCTTCTGGAGTAAACCCGCCGTCTGGCATCAACTTAAGTCCAACTTGTTCTTCTATTAGCTTTACTTTATCGCTATGGTTCATTCTGAACTCTGCATTCTCTTTATCGTAAACTTTCCTATCCACAGACACAGGATCAACAGCAGATGCTCTAACCTTTTCTTCTCTCTTCATGAAACCACCTATAATAACCTGCATGAATTTAGGAGCGATTGCAGGGGCTTTCATATCTAGATTCACGAATGCTTCTTTACCATCAACATTCAATAAGTCTAAAAACTCTGCCATCGGCTGTCTACCTCTTGAGAACTTTCTATTCTTTTCGAACTTCTTGTTCCTTCTACTGAAGTAGCCACTATTATATGCCTGTTGCAAAAACTTAGATATCTTTAGGCCTTCTTTTTCATCTCTCTTCAGCTTGGAGTTGCCAAGGTGAAAATTAAGTATTTGTTTATTCTCGCTCATAATTATAGCAAAAGTACAAAATTAGATTACATCTAACTTGTAGGTTCTTACAGGCAATGTCGCCAATTTAACTTCTGTTTTGTTGTTTTCCAAAGATACACCAGAAAGTAGACTAATCATAAATGAAACTGTTCGGTCAAACGGAGTTCTATGCTCGTGGTCGTACTTTAGCAACTCTTCCAATAAATCAGTGAAATATATCTTCTCGCAATGGTTTTCTACATATGTGATACATGTGTCTAATTGCCTAGCCAAGGCAAAAGCATCTGATGACGCAACGCCATACTTAACAGGTCCTTGTCTTCTCTTGAACCTATCTACTGCTGATTCTGGAGTTTTCATTAAGTACCCTTTATATCCTTTGTTTGAAAAATAGTCCACAAAGTCATCGCCTACGTCATTTTCATAACAAGCTTTATACCCCCAAAATATAGCAGCCTTTAGCATCTCTTCGTGAAACAGACTCTTTAATCTAGGTCTGTCTACGTATTCAGCTATTGGCATACATGTATTCTTTGGGTCTTTTATATCAAGTCTTTCAAATACGTAACATGCTCCCATAGAACCTTTGCCACTAATAACAGAAGATTTGAATGGGTCAATTCCGCTACTATAAATCTCCTTATTGGCCGGGACTCTAATTCCGTTAATTTCTACCCACTTATTCTGCATGTCCTTTTCAGGAAACTTGTAGACTAGCCATGATCCATTAGGGTCATCAGCCCAATCTATAGTTTTATCGTCTTTCCAAAATAGTCTAACCTTTCTAAGTTTAACTCTTTCTTCTTTTAAGAAATCTAGTTGGTCGTATATCTTATCGGCATTGAAGTAACACTTCTTTGCGTCAATCATAAATGCCTCTTCTTCCGTAAACGGATTCATGCGGACCTCTTCTGATAGAGCTTTCTTATCTGTAATGATTCTTCTTTGGTTTAAAAGATAGTCTTTGCTTCCTATCTCTATCTTTAATCCATATCTTTCAAATATGTACTTTTTCTGCTTCTCTGTAGGTACATCTATTATAGACATTCCATATTCGTCAATAAAACCTTCGTATCCGTCATACGCAGGGCAGAAGTATCTATATAGTCCTGTTGCTGTAACAGACTCTTCAAATTGATTACTCCCATCAAATAGTTCCTTGTATGGCTCTCCACCAGACTTAGCATCATTCGCTGTTGATGGGATAAGGCAGAATCCAACCTTAATAGCCCCTCTACCTAATGTCTTTTTAACAATAGGCCAATATTGGTTTACAGGAACTTCTTTAGGCCATTTGCCTGCCTCGTCCATTAATAACGCACTAACACGACCAGAGTCGTATGAGTTAAGCGCGGTATTCTTAAAGTTTATTTTAGATTCTAACCCTATGTCGTCATTGAATACTTTACCCTTCTCTCTAGCCTTGCTCTTTCTCTTGTCTTTCTTCTTTTTAAATACAAGTTCTGTTTTAGTCTCTTCGTCTTCAGCCCTAGGCTTAAAGAATATAGGCAAGTTCCTATATCCGTTCATAACCATGTATACGAATGCATCACTAGCATCCTTACCTGTCTTAGATATGATACCGCAGAAAGACTTTCTTTTGGTAATCGACTTCCATACTAAATAGCACGTGGCTTGAGATGTGGCACCCTCACGACGCTTCTTGATACGTATAATACCAAAGCATTGTGGGATAGATTCGCAATAGTCTTGGAAGTAATAGTACCTTCTATCCACATCTCTATAGTCTGGAGTATTGCCATCCTCTAGAGTCCAATATGTTAAATAGAAATAATGTAGTCCTGTGATATATGTAGGCGTTCCGTTATTGTAAAACCAATATCCATTGTTTACCTTGTTCCACTCCTTTATTACAAAATCACGCTGTTCGTCAGAGTATAGAGCATTCTCGTCTTCATCAAATTCAAGGTCTTCAAATATATCAGGCAGTTCTAGTTTATAGAACTTTTGGTCCTCTTTGTCCATATCCCAATTATCTATATCTTCCTTCTTTGGAATATTTGGAGTCTTATATTTTATTCCGTATACCTCTTCTTCTTTATACATCTACTTTAAAATGCTTTTTAGTAAACCTATCAACCTTATTAAATACATCTAGCCCTAGCGCAGTCAATGCATACCTTTTAATAGTATTGTCGCTAGATACAGATATTATAAAGTTATTCTTTTTGCCGTACCCAATAAAATTAGTAAAGCTATAGCTTTCCCCTTCAAAGTCTTTTCTAAAGTCGTCTCTAGTAAAAAATGTGTACCTGCCAGCCCATAGGAAAAATGCACACTTGTCTAGTGGCATCTCTAGTATTTTAGATACCTTTTCTATCTGAAGCAGAAAAGAGTACATCTTGATAATAGCGTAGTCTTTGGTTCTAATCTTTCCCTTGCCTTCTTCTATACCTAGTTTCTTGTATTTGTATTTGGCATTGGCAGCAAACCTTTGAACATTCTGTAAGTGCTTATTTAATCCGTAGTTTAATTGGTAAGACTTGAATAGCTTATATCCAAGTTCTCTTATTTTACCATTCTTTTGCTTACGTACTTCTGATACCTTATCAGCGTTCTTTTTATTCAAATGCTTTTGGGCTTTAAGTAGTTTCTGAGTCTTTATGTATGCATCATAAATCTCTTCTTTGGTAGAGTCTTTGGTTATATATGCTACGTTCATTTTACTAGCTCTTCAATTAGTGGTTTGCGCTTTGCCCTATCCTTATCCTCATCTCCTGTTAAAGCATTGTCTATCTTCAACTTCTTCATAGCATCATTGATATCTCCAACGCTATTAAAGAATTTCATAACCCTTTCTAAAGTACCATCGTCTTTATTAGACATGTCAACTTGAGTTAAGTCATTGTTATTCAATAACTTAGTTATTTCATTAAGCTTTCTATTCAGTGCATAATAAGCACCCAATATACCATCTTCTTCGTAAAGCTTTATTTTCTCTTTGTCTGTCATGTTTAAATTTCTTTTGCTAGGCAGTCTGTATACTTTAATCGAATAAGTTTCTTTATTTTGCCACCCACATTATGCGTCATCTCATAGTCAGAATACTTGTATACTACAGCTACATCATCAATATCATAGTCAGTTATAGACTCTGGCTTACCAATTATTTTAAGCTTGTTAGGTATTTGCTTTGGTTCACTCGTAAATATTAAACCTGACTTGGACTCAGGCATTGGCTCGTATATCCTTTCGGCTAACATATAGCCGTCTATACATATAATATTTTCTCCATCTATACCAAAGTATACGAATGTCTCGTCGACTGCGAAGATTTTCGAAGTGTGTGGGATACCTGGGTAATCCAATTCGCATTCGTCAGACATACTATTGTGGTGTACCAATACATAGTCTCCTGCTTTTAAGTTTTTATAATCTGTTAATAGAACTCCTTGTGTAAAGTTTGTAATACGGCTATCCCATGAGTAATCATTGGCAATATACAAATCAACTGATTTGCCGTCTTCTAATTCTATCTTGTGTAAGTCTTTTTCTTGGGTATCTACGTATACGATAACCCTTTTGCCAACAGGCTTGATTTTGTTAAATAAGTGCTTCATTCTTATTGGTTATACGCAAATATACGTAACCTACTTGAATCTCTCTCCTTTGCCTGAACTTTTTCCTGAGCGGTATACCTGTGAGCTTTTAGACCATAGGTGATGATAAGCCCACCAACCTGCAGTTAGCTTTGAAGAGTTGGCTTCTTTTGCATGACGCTTTCTATATTGCTCTCTAGCTTCTGGGCTATAGTTAGAAGAGTATCCTTTGGCTCCGAATCTAACTAGGCGTACCTTATCTCCTTCTTTTGCAAGAACTACCTTTTTGTGTACGCCATCTGATGCGTCCTTTGGCTTATTGTAGCCACTGAATTTTTCACCACGATACTCTATCATAATTATCTACCTTGCCCCCTATACCTCTTAGGTCTAGGAGTATGTTTATTAAATGCTTTTTGAGCCGAACCTAATTTTCTTTTACCAAAGCTAATCTTCCTGCTATCTGCTTTTGCCTTTGCCATTTTATTTTTCTAAGTTTTGTCTCATTCTTTGAATATAGTCTATACCATAACCACCTCTAAGCATTCTTTCAACAAATCTTTTAGAAGATTTGACCATTGACTCCATGCGTTCTCTAGAAATATTACCACCTATTTTAGCTCTTGTTCCAGGTTTTTCAAATCCTTGATAATTTTCAGGAACAGATGATGTCTGATATGAGCCAAGCATATCGGCAAATGCAAATTTATATATATCATCCCTATTAATATCTACTTTCCCGAATACTTGTTTTAGAGTGTTGTCATCCATTTCATTTATTTCTTTTAAAGCTCTTGGAACATACATGGTTTCTAACATTTCGTCTATCTGATATTCATCTGCAGTGTCTTGAGCTCCACCTTTTATTTCAACCCCATCTTTAACTGATGCGAAATTAAGTTTCTGAGACATTTCATCATTCATTGAAAAAACATTAAATTTCTTTCCTGCGAATTGAGGAGAAAATGGATTTAATGTATATACATAATCTTCTTTAGTACCTCTGTTTTTAGATGTACTATGTTTAAAAGCATTATATACTTGATATGTTCCGTCAGGGTTAGCTCTTAATACAATATTAGTGTGCTCAGGTACACCCTTATCATTATAATGCTGTATTAGCATACCTGGGGCCAATTGTTTCTTTTTAGCCATATCGGCTATTTCTAAAGCAGTAACTGGTCTGCCTAGTAGTTTTTCAAAACCCGCTTTAGCGTAATTCTTTTCAAAAGTTGGGTTGTATTCTACAACCTTACCACCTGTCCTAGATTCTCTTACACCTTCAGCTTCTCCTCCAAACATAGAAAAGTCAACGCCGAAATCTTTATAAATATTACAAGCAGCTCCTATACATGTTAAAGAAGGATCTATCCCTTTTTTAGTTGCACTCTCAGCTAATTGATATGGCTGGTCGTTTATAATCATTTGCTGTGCTCTTCTAGCAACAGCATCACCAAAACGCTTTTGTTGAAACGTCCTTTCTTTTATAGGAACATCTGGGGTAGGATCTGGTTCTTTTTTAGATGGGCTACCTCCATTATTAGCAATGATATTTAAAATGTTCTTTAGTGCCATTTTATTTCTTAGTCTTGCCTTTTATTTTCTTTTCTTGTTTTAGCATTGCCGAAGTTGGCTTCTTTTTACTTCCGACATTGGCACGGATGTTGTCCCACAACCCACGTTGTGAGACAGAACCATCCTTGCGCTTAATCATTTCCTTAGCCATGCTATTTATTTTTATTAGTAGACTGAATTGATTTTGCCCTCAAAGCTTCAACAATTGAATTCAAACGAGGTTTAGATCTTGGGATAATTGCATTTTCAACAGCTTTTCTCATTTTTCTTTCGAATCTAATTTTTGGATCTTTGTTTTCTGGACGAGACTTGAATTGTTTTTGCATAGACGATTCAAATTTATTCTTTAAACTTGGCTTACCCATTTCGCCAACTTTTTCAGAAGGCATTTTCTTTTTTTCTTGCATTTTATTTATTTTTCTTAGGGGTTGCTCCTTTTATAGAATATTTCATTTGATTTTCTGGACGAGACTTCCATTGTTTTTGCATAGCTGCCTCATACTTTGCTTTTGAAATTGGGTCAACCTTATTGAGTCTTTCGGCAACTGTTTCTTTTTTTACAGGAACTGCTGCTTTTTTTGCTGGCATTACTGCTTTTTTTACTGGTGCTGATTTTTTAATATCTTGTGGCATCTTATTTCTTTTTAGATTTTTGTTCTTTCTTTTCTACTTTCTTACCTTCTTTCTTTTCGTGCATAGCTTTAGCAGCCTTAGAAGCGTATACTTCTTTACCGCCGTACTCTTTGATTTGTTTTTTCACTCTTTTGGGTTTTTTAGTTTTAAATAATTCCATATCGTCAATCTCTTGTACGATTGGGGCTTCTTCCTTTTTGAAAAGGGATTTTAAGAATTCTATTAGTTTTTTCATAGGTACAAAAATAAGTTACTTTTGCGAATAAAAACGTACCATGTGCTCTGCTATATCTTCAGGCACTTTCTTGTAGTTTTTCTTAAATGTGCTAGATGCCATAGCCACTAGCTTATTATCCGAATATATATCTGTAGGGAACTTCTTTAATTTGTGCATCATGCCATAGCTGTATAAATAGATATTAGCCCTTTGTATATACTTACCTACGTTAATAGGTAGTCCCCACTTCTTAATCTTATCTACAGCCCTCATCTCACAATCTTTCTCTAGCTCAATCATATCATCAAGCATCTTAGAAACCTGGGTGCGGTTCATAATCTTCTCTCCTGACAGCCATGCCCACATATTGCTACAGGATACACCCCACTTATCCCACCTGTCGTCACTCTTCCACTGATCCATATGAGATGACTCATGCACAAGTATCTCTACCCACTTATCAAATGGCTTACCACAGGCAACTACCAAGTCCCTGTTGTCTCCATCGAAGTACCCGCCACACTCTGTTTCAAAGTCATCTGTTACAACGACCTTTCTTGAGGGAGATAGAACTAAGTCTACCTTATAATCCCTACATTGTCTTTTTACGCTATTTACGAAAGGCTTAAACTCTTTTGGGATATCGTACTTCATACGCAAATTTATCTATTATTCATGTATGTTTTTATAGTTGCAACATTGTTGCATTTATCAAATTCCTTGTACTTCTCGAACCATGAAGACCTAGACCCCTTATATACATAGTCAGGATTGATATAGTAGATATCTGACCCTACACCCTTAGCTATTACCTTCTTGTCCATTAGCTCTATAATACCCTTATAAACAGTATTCCTACTTCCTATGTTCAGTTCACTAGCTATCTGCTGTACATTGAGTAATACAGAGTCCCCATTCTTAGGCATCTGTTTAAAGATATTGGCAAGTATCATTACACCTGCAGGACTCATGGTAAATAGCAAATCATACATATCCTCGTATATACGGACATGGTTCTGAAAATCGGCTACCTTGTACTCCTTCTCGTCCCTAAGTACCTCCCCCGTGTCGGAAACGACTTTCTCCTTCTGAGTAGGTATGTTTCTGAAATAATCTCCGTTGACCCTAAAAGGGTTGTAGTTGTATACAGGATAATCTTTTAGCTTCATAGCTTGTATTTTATGGTTTATTGGTCATGCAAGATACCAATGTTCATTTTATTGAACAAATTTATTTCACTGCAAAAGTTCATTTTTATGAACAAATGGTGCATATTTTGTTCAAAATAGTGAACACGATTTGTTGATACCATTGAGTTGTAGAGGATTTATATATATATGGATATATAGGAGGTATATAGAGCTGTATATGGATACGCGGTTTCGGTGAAAAAATGGGAGGTGTGTAGTCGTGAAAGGGGTAGGTATGTAGTCTCGTAAGGGTACCCCTAGCCCAGGAAAAAAAATCGATCCGGTGGAAAGCCAGATCCTACTACTGAGTACCCCAACTTTCAAAATCATATTACAAAAAATACTTATTTAATTTTTTTACTATATGTTGTAAGGATATATTACAATTTAAAATATATGCAACGTTGTTGCAAAAGCAGGATACCCCTTTTTTCATTAACATTTCATTAACAACTTCAATACATAACAAAAAAAAATAATACTAAATAAATTAGTATAAATGATAAACTTTTCTTTAACATATGTTTAACTACTCGTTAACACCATTTTAACAAATGGCATACTATTTTTACATCATTAATTAATCACTCACTTTTAAATCTTTTAAAAATGTCAAACGCACAAAGCACAACAGCAACAAACAAAGTAAGCAAAGCAAAAGCCCTAAAAAGCGCAAAAGCCGAAAAACTGTCAAACGTTAAAAAAGTGTTAACGCCTAAAATCACCTACTTAGCGGAGGGTATCACAGGCAAAGCCCTACAAAGCGCGAAAATCGATACTAACAAAGCGCACAAAGTAGACGCGGGGTCGTTTAGCTATTGTGTTAAACGCGTGATGCAATTTAACGCGGGATTTTTAGAGGGCTTCGCAGCATATAACGAGGCCGATATCACGCCAAAAAATTTACTACCTCTACGCAGCGAAAAGGAGGCTTCACGCCCTAATTTTAGCGTGTGGCTTATCATGCAATTAATTTCAAGGTATTACAAAAAAGCGTAATACGTTAAAGGTATGTTAACGCACTGAAAATAGGTGCGTGTCAATAGCGGATATTGGCATACCTCCAAAAATATACCTCTCAAAGCTATTATTGTGGAGAGGTGCAAAGTTTAGGTATAAATTGGCGCAATGCCAATGGCTAAAATTTTCGGGGTGCAATACCTACAAAATTAGGCCCTAAATTTTAAGGCAATACGTTCTTTGAAATACTAACAACCTTGCAATGTGTAACTCACAAAGCGTTAAAGTAATTGTATAAACTCCCTTTTTAGCTATTTTGGGCAATTTAGGGTCGGGAGTATAAACTCAACAAAAATAGATTAAGCGGGTACGCCTCCGCTCACTTATGTCGTACATAAATAATAGAGGCACAGCAAAACTATCATCAGCTCCGTTCGGAGCAATTCTAATATCACATACATACGCGATAGCGAACATATGCACGGCATTGACATGTCGTGATTTTATTATTTGAAGGGAGCTCGGCTAAGGGGGGTCGCACCCCCGCCCTTCATCGAATCAATTTTAATTTTTAACCTTAAATTTCTAAAAATGGCAACGAAAATCTATTCAAGCAACGGACCACGGATCCGCAGACGCTTATCTGTTTACGACAAAATCGTTAAAAAGTTAGTACTCCTAGGAGACACAAGAACAGAGGCGCAAAACAAAGCAAGAGACATGTTTAAATTAATCAACATTCAATCACAAGTTAAATTCAGTAATTATGACTATGCCTCCAATTAATCAAATGCCATGGGCAGCGTATGCCCAGCTAACACTGTTTGTAATCTTCATGGGTATCTATGGCTACCTAATGGTAAGCCTAATTTTTTCATTCTTCAAAAAACTATTTAAAAAATGAGCAACAAAAATCTAAATCTGCTTTTCGCAGTACTAATGGCATTAACAACAATGTCAATTACACTTTTACTAATAGTGGTACTAGATGCCACGAAAGGTAACATGGGAATACTCTGTATGGTGTCTCTAATAGGTAATATTGTAGCAGCATTGTATTACAGAAATTATAGAGACCTAAAAAAGAGAGATGACAGAGTTCTATAATAGGTATATAGGACCGCCAACCTATATAGAATTAGAAGATGAGCCAGAATACAAGCTGTACAATATCAATGCCACGCATCTAATCAAATATCCCGACGGTAAAATCATAGAGTCGGAGAATGATGCGCTATTTTACTACATAGATGGCGATCGTACGTATTCTGCTCAAAAGCTATGGCGACTAGAAAAAATCATTTACGAATCTAAAATTTAGTACAATGGATATTATCCAATGTGTCAGGTGTAGTGGGCCTATGCCTGAACTACGCTTTACTAAATATGGCTATCGTAGTTGCGTATCATGTAGCACTACTCAAAAGGTAGGCGGTGTACCAATTACTAACCATAAGACAGGCAATTCAATACAGGTTGTACCCATGGAAGTAGCTAACAGGATCAATAGACTGGCAGCTAGGCAGGGGTATGGCGTGTGTAAAGGCATGAAACACAATTAACCAATTCATTCATCAAAATCAGTAAACATGAAAGAGTATAGCAAGTTAGAATTAATCACGCTTGATACTATCGAGCAATCATGGGACGGAGACGAGTTGAAGATAGACGACGGAGATACCAGGGTTTGGCTAAGTGCCTATGAAAATAGGCAATACAATGGGGATTACACAATTGAGACGAGGGTAGATGGGAAATGGGAGCAAAAATCATTTTATTTCTAAACCAATAAATCAATACAAATGCAGTATTATCTAGTAGTCATGAATCACGCAGACGTGAGCCTAACACAGTACAAATTACCAATCGGGTGGGAAGACATGGACGACATCTCATCTGTTGACGAGTATGCAGAAAGGTACATGTACATTGACCTATCCAACTGTAATTGGATGCTAAGTGACAAAGTTATCTTCATGAATAATGCGTTTTTAATTACACCACAGGATTTCGTAAACCATAGTGTAAGATAACTATCATGCTGTTCCTATTAATCATTATCTCTGTTTCTATTTCAGTTGTCATAGTCAGAGATGCCCACTCGAAAGATAGCGGGTACACAGACAAATTCCTAAACCTTTAAATCAAATTGTATGATAAATGCAAAAGAAGAGTTATTAGAAATTCTAAACCATGTTAAAAAAATGCATGGAGCAGATGTATTGTGCGCTAGTATTCACTTTGGGAGTGCCGCTAGTGTTAGCCTCGGAGAAAATCGCTTTGAATTAAAAAAGGGGTACACAGATGAAGAGTTTGCCTACTTTTTGTCAAGTATTGATTTCGAATATCAGAATGGTTATGGGATACAAAATCTGTTTGGTAAAGTGTGGCTAACAAATGGAGTTTGGCTAGATAGGGGAGAGTATGACGGATCAGAGTGGTGGGAGCATTATAAATACCCCGAATTACCTGCCGATGTAATAATAAATGAATCACTTAAAAACCTAAACCTATAAACCCAAATAAACATGAAGAAAACAGCACTAGAATGGTTCAATGAATTACCTGAACCATACAAATCACAAGCAATTGAAAATGCTAAAAATTATAATCATAGTGGCGGCGCAGACACTGAATTCATACTAGATGTTCACCATTATTTTATGTCAGAGGCAATAACATCTTCGATTCATTGGGCAGCAACACCGCAGGGACATAGTTATTGGAATGCCCTATACGACACATATCTTAGGTCCGAGGAGCCAGAACGAGAGAGAATAAGGGAGGAAAGGGAGCGGGAGTATGAAGAACAAAGGGCAAGGGAGATAATAGAATACCAACAAAGGCAAGAGAACTTAGTCACCATGAGTGAATCTATGAGACAGATGCTGCGAACATTAGAGGACAAAAGTAAAGTAGCTAGTTATTTGATAACGCACTCTGACAAAAGATTATTCTGCAACTACGTTACGATGCGTGGCGCGATGACATCGTATCTGCCAAATGGGAGAGAGCATAAGGTAAATGACGAAGGCAGGTGGGCAAGAGACGGACGTCAAGAGATGAAGCCAGCAAAGTTAGCTAGAAAGGTTCTACCAGAATCATTGAAGCTAGTTGAATCTGACTTCGAGCATTACAATAACCTAGTCAAATCTTACATAGGTTTGAATGGGGACGAGGACGGGGACGGCAGAAACATATCTGTAAAAGTTGTATCAGGGAATGACATAAGCACATACTACTACGAAGGTAATTATAGTGAACATGCAGACCATGGTAGCAACCTATGGGGTTCATGTATGAGGTATGCATCATGCGACGATTACTTCGGTTTATTTGTAGACAATGACAATATCAAGATGCTTGTAGCGTTAGATTCAGATAGCAAAGTTGTAGGCAGAGCATTACTATGGGAGTGTACTAACGGAAGGAAGGCAATGGATACTGTATATGCACCTGACTCTATCAGACCTATCTTCATAAGTTGGGCTGTTGATAATGACTACTATTACAAATCGGATCAATCATGTCATCATAGGTTCTTTAATATGTATCGTGGTAGTAGGATAGCTGATTGGTATGGCACAGTAAAAATAAACCATGCGTATTATGATTACTATCCATACATGGATACCATGATGTATCTCGATACAAAATTAAAAACGCTAACGAACGACGACAGTGATGGGCATGATAAGACATTGAGGTGTACAGATGGTGGTTACGAGGAAAGCAATACCGTGTATGATGATTATAGCAATCATGACATACATGAAGATGATTCAGTATATCTTGATTACCACGTTGGCGACGTAAATTGGTCAGGTTATACACACGTAGACAATACCGTTGAGACTAGATTTGGGTATCGAATATTAGAAGACCATGCAGTAGAAGTAGGTAATGATTACTACCCAGAAGGTCATGATGATATTGTGTATGTTGAAACACATGGATGTCATTATCACATAGATGATACCGTGTGTACAGAAGACGGCGACCATATACATGAAGATGATGCAAGAGAGTGCGGGTTTAGTAGTTTAGTATACCACAAAGATGATATGACAAATTGCAATGGCACTATGGTACACAATGATAATTTGGAATCTTATTATGAACGATTAAATAATGAAGAAAATGTTTAACAAAAACCTCCTACTAGAAATACTATCTATCCAATCAGAGACTTACAACTCTGTTGACATGGAGAACTTTATCATGAATAAGCTAGAAGAAATGAACATCGACTATGTTGTAGATAATGGCAACATATATGCAGCCAAAGGTGTCGGTCCTACTTACCCATGTATAGTTTCCCATATGGATACCGTGCACAAGATTATACCACAGGAACATTTCAAAATCATGCATGATGACTATTGTGCTATGGGTTTTGATAGAGGATTGAATATGCCAAGTGGCTGCGGTGGTGACGACAAGGTCGGTATATTCATCTGTCTTACAATGTTGCAGTATCTAGATGACGTGAAGGTTGTGTTTTTCAGAGACGAGGAGGTAGGCTGTCTAGGTAGCGGTCAAGCATTCATGGGATTCTTTGACGATGCTAGGTTTGTGTTGCAATGCGACCGCAAGGGTAACAAGGATTTTGTAAACAATATATTCGGCCTCGACTTACAAAGCAAGACGTTCAACAAAGATGTGTCAACTATCATCGAATACTACGGCTATGCATTCTCCGACGGCGGTATGACCGACGTATACCAGTTAGCTATGGACGGAGTAGGTGTATCTGTTGCAAACATGAGCTGCGGTTATCACAACCCACACAGCGATGATGAGATTGTAGTATTCGACGAGGTAGAGAATTGCATGAACATGGTATACGATATCATGATATCAATGACAGAGACGTACTTACATAAAGCAGAGAAGTCATATGGTTATGCAACAGGATCATACGGGGGGTACGGAGGATATGGCAAGTATGATGATAAGTATTCATCATGGGACTTATATGACGATAGCTGGTTAGAAGGTCCTGCTTTAAAGAAAGATGAAGTAAATGATGTATTCTTATGTGAAGATTGTGGCAATGTAACAAACACAGAGGAGGCAGAATACATAGCAGATTTTAATGCAATAGTATGTAAGCAATGTTTTAGGGTACACGAAAGAGATATATATACAACAAAAAATTACACAACAAATAAAAAACTACCATTCTAATCATGACACAAAAAAATAATAAACCAAACCCTAATCAATCCATGAAAACATTTGACTTTTACAAAGATGAAAAAAATACTATTTGGGTAAGATTAAAATTTAGTATTGAAGCACAAACCTATGAAGATGCATTGGAGAAAATTAAACAGGTAGAGAGTGACCCATCAAAAAGCTATGATAATGATTATGGTTGGGAGTACCTAGAAGAAACACTTGAAGGCATGACACCAGTCGAAAACATAGGAGAGTCAACATGCGAGATACATTCAGAAGACACAGGTAAATTAGTTTACAAAAATTAAAACAATAAACATGAGCAACCTAACAGAAAATCAGCAAACTATCATCAATCAAATCACTAATGAATTCAAAAAAATTAATGACGAATACAGGGCACACGAAGGTGGCCTTATTGATTTAAGCGGAATCGTTAAAGAGTTAAACGAAGACAAGATTAAAAGAAAAGAAATAGAGGTACAGAATATTACAAATACAAATATCTTTCTTCAAAATGTAAATAAAGACGTTAAAAGAATCAATGAAGATTTAGTTAATTATGATTTGGTGGCATTTATTAAATGGGATTCTACAATAAGAATATGCACGTTAAAAGAGTTTAGCAAGCTTGGACCATCAGGTGTAAATTATTATACTGATATAAAATGTACCCAAGATGGAGACACTATTTACTTTAAAAGTGAAATAGATAACATACGTAAACATGAATCATCTTACCATTACCAAAATTGGAGTGGCGTATTCAAATCGCTAGAAGATTTGATTGGCACAGCTGCTTTTTCACAAGACATGAGAGGACTTATCAAAAAACAAAACCAATAAATATGAAAAATCAAGTACAAGAATGGAGCGACAAAGCTGCCAAAGTATTAGTAGGTAAAAAAATAGTAGACGCTAGGTACATGAATGATGAGGAGATGGAGATGATGGACTGGCATAGTAGACCCCTATGCTTTATGCTAGATGACGGAACAAGCTGTATACTATCCATGGACGACGAGGGTAACGATGGCGGTGCATTATTTTATGGGGAGCGCGGAGTATTCCCAACACTATAACATATTAAACAATTTCTATTTTATAATCAATTCAAAATCAAATGAAAATGAGTACAAACACAATCAAGACAGTTAATGGCAAAGAAGTAAAGCAATTAACAAAAGTAGGTGACCTATACGTAGGTATAGTAGACGGCAAGACGTTAACCTGGAACACACGTGGTAAGCTATCGAATGGCGTTTACAAGTCAAAGAATGACCTTAACCTTAATGCAAACTACTATGTAGCGATACGTAAGTGGGGTTCAACATTTGTTTCTACACTATACGACAAGGCTCCAAAAGGCAGAGGTATCGTAAAAGTTATAGAAGTTTCTATCTAATTATTTTGCAAATCAGCAAAAGATTTATAAATTTGTATAAACCAATAAAATTAACATGGAAAACCAATCTGTCTACGAAGACAAGGCTTTATTAGAAGCCTTTGAGCAATTCGTTCTAGAAAACCAAACATCTGTACCTGCTATGATGGATATAGTTGGGAAGAATGCTGTATATCTAGTATTTGTAAGCGGGTATATGTCAGCGCTAAATTTTGTTAGCGGTAGTATTAATGATGAGTTTTCAAAAATCCAATCAGTATTATGATTTACAAAGTATTCAGCGACATCGACTTCGATGGCACGCACACATCTGACACCCAATCAGTATCTAGTTTAGATGAAGCATTGGACCTATATAGACAAGTGTTCACAACAATGGCTGAAACAATCGTAGATTGTGGAGGCTCATTAGTTACAATGCTGTATTCAATAGACGATACCGATAAGATGGTAATCATCAAAAGAAATACATTAGACACAACAGTAAATATCTTATCAGATGTCCAACATCAATAACCTTCACATTGCTGCGACTTTGGCCAAGGAAGTAGAGCATTTGTCTAAATGCACTATGATTGGTCAAGTATTTTTTAAATCTATACCAGAGCATTACGTTTACGACAAAGAATATGTAATACACAATTACAGGATTGGTATCCACCATTCTGACGGCATATATCTACTAGACGTAAGAGGTGTAGGACTTTTCCAAGTCATGTAAAACTATCATCATGAATCACATGAATTTAATTAACCCGTACATATATCCTGGTATACGGGGCAAAGATTTGCCAAAAGGATTCACAAGGCTAATCAGGTTATCGAGCGGCAGGGTAACTCACGATGATATCGTAGCTGCGGTCACAAATGTAATGAACATCACGTTTGATGAGATGAAAGCTACACGCAGAAAGCAAGAATTGGTTGATGCTAGACGAATATATTGTTATAACGTAAAGGTTAGACTAGGGTGGACGTTAGTTGACATAGGTAAAAAATTGTCATCAAGAGACCACACAACTATTATACATAACATCACTACGTATTATGACTTATATAAGACTAATGATATTTTCAAAGAAAAGGCCGATTGGGTGACAGAGGAGCTAGAATGGAAACCTTAAACTATTATTTAGAAAATGGAATGGTGGTATTCACGGAACAGTTCCTACTTAACAGAGGATTCTGCTGTGGTCGTGGATGCCGCCATTGTCCATACAAAGAAAAACAAAATGAACCTATTAAAAAAGATATTCGAGATTCCGAAACCAGAGAAACCTCCGATGAGTTACGACCATTCGATAATGACAGCACAGACTAGGGATAAAATGCTAGAAGACCTATTCAAGATGCAAAAGGAGATACTATGCAAGAAGGGGTACGACTATGCAGGAGAAGATATCCTATCTAATTTCAGGTTAGCTGGCATGATTGTGAATCAGGCGTCAAGTAATCCTGATGCTGTTAATTGCTTGAACTTAGTCGGCACAAAGGTGGCTAGGCTAGGGCAACTATTAAGTAGCGACAAAGAAGCCTACAATGAGTCAGTACAAGACTCGGTAATTGATTTATGCAACTATGCTGCATTACTATATTTAATCCTAAAAGTAAAACAATAACATGGCAAAGAACAAAGAAAGAAAAACAGAAGTAAGTGAAATAGCTACAATGACAGGGGAAGATAAGTATGATGCTATCGTATCCCTAGTTACAATCAACAACTCTATTGAGGTTATTGAAAAGATGTATCTAGATTTCCTACTTAACAATGAGAATACCGATAAGATGAAGAAAGAGTATGATACTATCGACGAAAAAGACAGGATCCCTTTTGAAGCATATTGCTTTTTAAGATACTCAAAAGCATTAACAGACTCACTTAAAAAATTAATCATTTAAAATGAATCATGCTAGCTTGTTTTCAGGAATCGGTGGGTTTGATTTAGCTGCACAATGGATGGGGTGGAATAATGTATTTCATTGTGAGTGGAACCCATTCGGTCAGCGAGTATTAAAATATCATTTTCCAAATTCAATTTCATACAATGACATTACCGAAACAGATTTCTCTATTCACAGAGGAACAGTTGATATCCTTACGGGAGGATTCCCATGCCAACCATACTCAGTCGCAGGGAAACGTCTTGGCAAAGCCGATGAAAGACACCTCTTTCCTGAAATGCTACGAGTTATTAAAGAGGTCCAACCTAGGTTCGTCGTGGGCGAAAACGTTCGTGGGCTTGTTAGTTGGAATGGAGGAATGGTCTTCAATGAGGTGTGCGCTGACCTGGAAAGCCAAGGATATGAAGTACAGCCGTTTATTATTCCAGCTGCAAGCGTCAACGCCCCGCATAGAAGGGACAGAGTGTGGTTTGTTGCTTACTCCAACGACGAGGGAAGAGGTAGTCGACCTACAAAAGTTCAAGGAGAGAATGGAGAAGTATCCCAACGGAACGACGATGCCAAATCTAGCAACACAGGTAGCATCATTACTGCCGACACCTTCGGCATTCGATTGGAACACGGCGCGCAAGGAGGAGACATTCATGGCAGCAAAGGCTCGTCACAAGTTAAAGGGAGTGAATTTACAGAATCCATTGAAGCAGATGGCTGTATTAGGTATGCTACCGACACCGAAGGCGCAAGAATCGAGAGGCAACGCATCGAGAGACAGAGGCAAATTCAATCTAACGGACGAGGTAGCGAGAATATACGAGCCAAGTTCCAAGACTTCCCAACTAAACCCCCTATTTGTGGAGGAGATGATGGGCTTCCCAGAGAATTGGACTCTATTACCTTTTCTAAGTGGAGAATGGAATCAATAAAAGCCTACGGGAATGCCATTGTACCACAGGTTGCATACAATATATTTAAAGCAATAGATTTATTTACCAAACAATAACCCAACATGAATACAGCAATTCAATACATCATAACTATGGAGGCAATGTTAAATCAAAACGACTTCCATTCATGGCTTATGGATAACAGGTCTAACCTACTAGAACTAGAAAAGAATCAGATATCAGAAGCTATGATGTACGCATTTGACGAAGATGGGCATACAGGGACGTGGAAGAAGGATGTTATAGATAAATACTATAATGAGAAGTATGGCAATGGAAAGCTGTATAATGTACCAGGACATAACAATAATATAAAAGATATAATATAAATACCATGACAGCAATAGACTATTTAATAAAAGAAATGAGTGCTCTTTACGACAATAAAGACATCAGTGATACAGATAGAAATGATTTAATAGTAGAGTTAACAAAGGCAGCTAAGTTTAAGGAAAGATTTCAAATAGAAGATGCTTATAGATTTGGCAAGTTGAACTGCTATCAGGTAACCAATGGAGAGACCGGCAACATAACAGCTACCGATTACTACGAAGACAAGTACTCGGATGTCTAGTTTTTAATATAAAAAACAAGACAAAGTGCATGTGTTTTTTGGAAAAATTCATGCAAAAACAATGGGGTATTTTACAAATAAAGTGTCTTAAAATGCACTTTTTACTACACTTTTATCCTTTTTATGACACATTACAAACAAATAACCTATGAAACTATATACAGAAGAACAAGTAAAAGAAGCCTACAATAGAGGGCATATGGATGGTAGATTAAATAATATAGACTATTCTATAACAGATGGTTTAACACCAATAGAACTACCAAGTGATGAGGATATAAAAAATAATTCAGAACACTTTGAATATACTGATGGTGTTTATGGATTTAAAGAAGGTGTTAAATGGATGAAAGAACAAATACTTAGGAAAGAAGATAAAACATTTAAGAAAAAGTCACAATGGACAGAAGTAGATAATATGACTAGACGCTTAAAATAAGAACAAATACTTAACCAAAACAAAT